GAAAAGCTGCAAGATGAAAATCACTGTTTAAAAGAACAACTAAAATTATACAATGTTGAAAAATATAAGGAAAAAATGAGAGAACTAGATGAGTGCTATAAAAAATATTCTGAATTATCCAAAGAATTAGAAGGATATAAAAGTAAATATTTACATTTGTTATCAGACATAAAACGTAACATTTAGAAACAAATAATATATAAGATTGGTGGTGAAATATGTCTCGAATTTTATTAAACAAAGATGGTACAATGGATACTGTCACATTGATATTACAAACCAAAGCATTTGAAACATTGAATACAATAAGAGGTGCGAAAGAACTAACATACAAGGAAAATTACAATGCTGCCAATGAAACTTCTTTTACTATTGATAAATTTATAGATGGAAATAAAAACTTATCATGGGATATTGTAACTAATTTTAAAGTATTGTATATTCCAGAACTGAAAGAACGATTTGAAATATGTGTATCTAAAACAGAAGAAAATTCTATTATAAAAGATGTTACTGGTACATCATTATGCGAAGCAGAATTATCTAACACAAATTTGTACAACATCGAGGTAAATACAGAGGACGATATCATATCTGATGATTATGATGAAAATTTCCCCACTATCTTCTATCGTGAATTGGATGTAAATTTGTATAATTGGAATGATCCAAAATATAATGGAAAATATCTCAATTATACCAATGATCAAAAATTAAAGGTTTTAAAACGAGGTTCGTTATTACATAGATTATTAGATAAAGTACCAAATTATTCTATAAAATATGTGCAAGATTCATTGAAAAAACTATCTGACATAAAAACGTTTACTATAGATGATAAAAGTATATACGATGAATTGACAGGAGAAATTTCTGAAGAATATGGTGTTATATTTAAATTTAATTCCATGACAAGAGAAATCTCCGTATATGATTTATATAATACTTGTGAGGATTGTGGTTATCGTGGTGATTTTAACAACAAATGTCCTGAATGTGGTAGTACAAAATTTAACGGTCAAGATGGAGAAGATACTACTATATTTATATCATCTCATAATTTAGCACAAGACATAAAACTTGAATGTGACACATCTTCTATCAAAAACTGCTTCTGTATTAAAGGTGGAGATGATAATATCACAGAAGCAGTAAAAAATATTAATTCAAATGGAAGTAATTATATTTATCGTTTTACAGATGATACTTATAATGATATGCCAGCAGAACTTGTAACTAAGTTAAAAGCCTACAATTCAGAATTTGAAAATTATCAAACTAGAAAAACATTTTCTATTGATTCAACAATACTCTCCAATTATAATTCGGTAATCTCTTATGTAAAAAAATATTTTTCAGATACAGAGTTGTCCTCTATCTCATCTCCTATCATTGGTTATAAAAATTTAATGAAAAACTATTATGATGTTATTGATGCAGATTTATTTATCAATACATCAATGATGCCAACAGTAGATATAGATGGGCAAAGTATAGATGACGCAATAAATAAATTAACAAGTGCAAATATGTCTCCTATTGCAGTATCATCTCCTTCTACGTTACTGAAAACTAATGCAGATAATGCAGTTATTGGAATGGCGAAAGTTTTGATAAACACAGCACTATATGATGTCGATATAGATTATTCTACATATACCAAGGGCACTGTTGGTACTTGGAAAGGTAAAATCGTATTGACTTCTTTAGAAGATGAAACAGACACACGTCATACAACAGAACTGACCATCAAATTTAATGATGATGAATTAACTTATCTTCAGCAACAGATACAAAGAGCTATGAATAAATCTGATGTCAATGATGCTGTAGATATTACCAATATGGAAATGAGTGAATCTGTTTTTAAAGATAAACTTCATTTATACGGAGTTAGTTCACTTACATCATTAGGACAAGAATTTAACTCTTGTTTGAATATAATTCTTAATTCTAAAGCCACATTTGAAACGACAGTTTATAATCAAATGTACTCTTTATATTCTAAAAGAAAATCATATGTAGATGCAGAACTTGCAACCAGAAATGTTCAGGCTTCATATGTACAAGAGATATTTGATTATATGATAAAACTTATCTCTAGTACAAAAAATGTTCTAAATTTAAATTCTTATCTTGGTAAAGATTTATGGAAAATATTTTGTTCATATCGTAGAGAAGAAAAATATCAAAATGATAATTATATATCGGATGGATTAAACAATGCTCAGTTGTTAGAAAGAGCCAATGAATTATATGATATTGCAACAAAAGAATTGTATAAGGCTTCTAATCCTCAATACTCTCTCACATCTACAATTAATAATCTTTTAAACATGAAAGAGTTTGCACCATTGGCAGATAATTTTGAATGTGGAAACTGGATCAGATGTGAAATAGATGAAGAAATTTATCGTCTAAGATTATTATCTTATGAACTTGATTTTGAGAATCTTGGAGATATATCTGTTGAATTTTCTACGGTTGAAAAAATCTATAATGGAACAACAGATGTTAAAAGTGTAATAGATAGTGTATCTTCAATCACAGGTTCTTATAGTAATACTACACAACAAGTAAAAAAAACTTCTGACAGTACATCTATTGTTGATGATTGGGTAAAAGATGGATTTTATGCTACTACTCAAATTATTAACAATCCATATTCACAAGATATTGTTATCGACAAGAATGGTATTTGGTGTAAACAATATGATGATATTGCAAGCAATTTTGATGACTGTCAATTGCATCTTATTGGTAGCGGATTATATTGTACTGATAACAATTGGCAATCAGTAAAGGCTGCCATAGGAAAATACATATATAAAGACAAACAAACACAAGAAGTAAAAACTACTATAGGTGTATTAGCTGAAACTATTGTAGGTAAATTCATCTTAGGTGAAACATTGGGAATTTACAATAATAATGACAGCTTAACATTCGATGCTAATGGGTTGAAGATTACTAATGGTATAAATACATTCACAGTAAATCCTAATGATAATTCAGGTCTATTGAAAATATCTAAAGGCAGTGAGGATATCTTTTATGTGGATAATAATGGGAATCTGAATATGACTGGAATTATTAAGAGTGCTTCTTTTCGTGGTGGCTCTATTGGTATTGGTGGGTCAAATAATGATAATTTTGTTGTTAATTCTAATGGAAATATAGTATCAAAAGGAAGTATGAGTTTAGCAAATGGTGGTATTACATATGATGTCACTAACGGATTGAATGTTATAGGCAAAGTAACTGCAACAAGTGGAACGTTTGCTGGTATTATAAATGCAAATGGTGGTACTTTTTCTAACATAATTACTTGTACTGGAACTATTTCTGGCGGAAGCATAAGCGGTTCTACTATTTCTGGCGGAAGCATAAATATTGGGAATAATGTTTTTAGTGTGGATATTAATGGTAAATTAAAAGCTTCAAATGCTTCCATAGTCGGCAATATAACAGCTACGTCAATAAAAGCAAAAGGATCTTATTATATATATGATACAGACTTTGACAGTGCCAATAAAATTTTATCGTATACGTCAGATAATACAAGTGACACAAAATATAATATAGGAAGATTATCTAAAAATGGTTACTCCGATAATTTAAATTATATATCATTTGAAGATATGTCTCAAGATAGAAGTATTATTTTTCATACTGAATATGTTAATCTTGGAAAATATTGTACTATTAGTAATTTTGATGTCTCTAATAACACTATTTTTAATGACGATGGAATAATCTCTTTAGATACAGACACAATCGGTACTATCTTAAGTAAGGATAATATAGCATTCAGACCATTATCTAAATGTGCAGATTCACTTAAATTAGGCACAGCTAGTAATAAATTTGGACAAATTTATTCTTCAAATTCTGCTATTTCCACTTCTGATAAAAATTTAAAAAAAGATATCACACCACTAGACGAAAAATATCTACAATTATTTTTATTATTACAACCTGTATCTTATTTATTCAAAAATGGAACAAGTGGAAGAACTCATATAGGGTTTATATCACAGGATGTAGAAGAAGCGATGATTAAATGCGGAATATCAGACCTAGAATTTGCTGGATTCTGTAAAGATATTAAAAAGAAATATATCATTGACGAAAATGGAGATGAAATTGAATCAGATGATTTAGATGAAAATGATAATGTTCAATATATCTATTCATTGCGTTATGAAGAATTTATTGGATTAATAACAAAAGCGGTACAAGTATTATGGAATAAAATGGAGGAATTAAAATTATGAAATTAACAGCATTTAATATTTTAGCAATATGCGAATCATTAGCAAAAATCTCAGAAAAGGAATTTGATCTTAATACAGCTTGCCTTATTGCAGGTAATCTTAATAATTTATCTGTTCCAAGAGAAACGATTGATACAAAAAGAAACGAGATCATTGCTAAATATTCACAGAAAAACAAAGAAGGGGAAATTGATTATGCGGATGATGGTACTGTAAAGATTGTGGATATCAAAAAATTTAATGATGATATAAATAATCTGATGCTCTCTTCTGTCGATGTAGAGTTAAAAAAGATACCTAAAAAAGCTTTTGAAGATATGAATATTGCACCAAAAGATATTCTGCCTATAATCAATCTCTTAGAGGAATAAAATTATGTTTACAGATTTTGAATATGATGGAGAGTCCTTATCCGATTACAAACTAATAGTTGGTGTAATAAATGGTTCTAGTGGTGTTCAAACTGTTTCTTCGGGGGCTGAACTTACATTTAATCAGGTACGTCCCGTAGGAAGCAGTAGGTTCAATATCACATCAGCAGTATATGAATCTGCTTATAGCACCTCATTTGAAGTTTTTCGTAATCCATGTCTTGCATCTAGTCAAGATGAAATGAGTCTTTCAATTGAAGAAATTTCGGCTATTCAACGTTGGTTATGTCGTAAAGATGGGTATAAACGCTTTAAAATTAACCAGGATGGCTTTGAACACGTTTATTGGAACGGAACATTCAGTAGTAAACAAATCGAGCTAAATGGTCAAATAATCGGCTTAGAACTAACATTATATACCGATTCTTCATTTGCTTTTATGGACGAAGTATCTGTTGAGTATAATTGCTCGGCAGGTACTTCATTTCATTTTTGGGATAATTCAGATGAGATTACAGATTTTAACAATCAATTATTACCAAATTTAGAAATAACAATTTTGTCAAAAGGTAATTTCAAATTAGAAAACTCTCGTGATAATAAAGTTATGAAAATAGATAATTGTGTATCTAATGAGATAATATCCATCAATGGTAAGAATCAATTAATATCATCTTCTGAATCATCACATGATCTTGCAAATGATTTTAATTACTTTTTCCCAAGAATTATTAATTCATATAATGATAGGTGCAATATTTTTACACCAAATTTAGATTGTAAAATTAAGATTACTTACTCTCCTATTCGGAAAGTCGGTATTTAGGAGGTGATTTCGGAATGATTTTTAATCAAAAGATTACTTTAGATCTGACCATAGACAGAGTACAAAATATTCATTGTTCACAAGATGATGACGAATCAAGAAAGATATTGATTACTCTCTCTGATAAAGGGAAGCTATATACTGTTCCAACTAATTCTGTAATTCATTTAAAGATTTCTAAACCTGATGGAACTTTTGTGTATATAGACGAAGATGATACTTCACATTTATCCAGAAATACAGATGGAACAATTGCTATTATACTTTCTGATCAAGCAACATGTGTGCCAGGTATTTGTGAATCAGAATTTCAAATTATTGAATCTAATACCATCGTTACATCAAGAAAATTTAATATTATTGTAAAGAAATCTGTTGTTGATGGCAAAACTATAGAATCTGCTATTGAGTCAAATGTAATAAATAAAATGATTAAGCATTTAATTGATTATGCAAATCCACATAAAGTAACAAAAGCACAAGTTGGTTTAGAAAATGTCCCAAATGTATCAACAAATGACCAAACTCCAACTTATACAGAAGCTGCTACATTTGAAAATATATCGAGTGGCGAAAAATTATCTATTGCATTTGGTAAAATCAAAAAGGCAATCAGCACTTTGATAAGTCATATTTCAACAAAAGCAACTATCAGTCAGGAAGGACATACAAAATTAACAGATAGTGTTTCAAGTACATCTATTGATACTGCTGCTACTCCAAATTCTGTAAAAATTGTTAATGATAAGATTGAACAGGAAATAGATGATGTAATAACTCACGAGCAAATTGACTCGTTATTCTTATAAATAAGGAGGAACGCAAATGGCAAAATTAGACTTTGATGGTCTTAGTTATTTTTGGAGTAAAGGCAAAACATATATATCTAATTTATTAAAAGGAAAAGCTGATTCGTCTCATACTCATGACGATAGATATTACACTGAATCTGAGATTGATATAAAATTAAATGGTAAAGCAAATAGCAGTCATACACATGGAAACGAAGATATTACATCACTTGACGCAAGTAAAATTACAAGTGGTACAATTAGTATAGACAGACTTCCACAGGGAGCATTGGAAAGACTGATTGTTGTAACTGATGATACGGCAAGATTTAAACTTACTTCTGCTACTGTCCAGAAGGGCGATACTGTAAAGGTTACTTCTACTGAGAAAATGTATTATGTAGTAGACGAAACAAAACTTTCTACAGAAGAAGGTTATGAAATTTATGCGGCTGGTACGGCTGCTAGTGTACCTTGGAGTGGAATTACTGACAAACCAGAAACATATACTCCTTCAAATCACAATCACATTGTTTCAGAAATCAGTGATTTTCCATCCTCTTTGCCTGCTAATGGGGGGAATGCTTCTACAGTCAACGGACACACAGTAAACAGTGATGTTCCTGCTGATGCTAAATTTACAGATACAATATATACTCATCCGACCACATCAGGAAATAAACATATCCCGTCTGGTGGTTCATCTGGACAAGTATTAGGTTGGCAATCAGATGGTATCGCTAAATGGGTAGCCAATGAAAATAGTGGTGGCTATATTAATTTAGGTCAGTTTAACAATAATAATCGTACAATTAATTTAGATGATTATAAACCATATGCTAAATGTGATAGTAAAGGTGATAATACTACATGGTCTGTTCCTAGCGATCGAAATTGTGTAGCTTGGATTAGAAGTATTGATAATACAGGTACAAATCCACCACAATTTGGTAGCAGTGAAATTTGGTTTTATTTTAGAAGTACAATGGTTAATGGTATGCCACTACAAGAAATTATTGTATATAATGGGTTAGGACTTAGTGGCAATCAAAATGTATATTTACAAAGAGCTTATTGTAATTCAGCATGGACTGCATGGTGGGGAGATACAGATTATCTAAAATTAGTTGGTGGAGTAATGACTGGCACTCTTTGTTTCTCACAAGGAAGTCCTATTCAAATGAAACCTGCATCGTGGACATCTTATGTACAAACTTTAGTATGCGATGGCAATGTAAAAGTTGGTGTAAATAATTTTTCTAGTTTTTGGAATAATGCAATCAATTTAATCATGCTATCAACAGCAGCAACTTATATACGTTGGAAAAATGGAAGTGGATGCTATTTTCAAGCTATTACTGATACCAATGGAACTATAGACAATAAATTAGCTATTACTCCCAGTAATATATTATTATCATATGGGCTTCCTTTATATGAAGCAATCTCTAATAATGGATCGCTGACATCTTATAGGTTAATTTGTGTAAATACATCAGCTAATTTACATATAGGAGGAAATACATCTACCGGAAATAATAATATTTCAAGTGCTATATTATCCGTCTTGAATTGTCAATATGGTTTCTATGATACTGCATTCAGAGTAATGGAGGCTTATGACAATAAAGTTTCATTAGGTGGTGGTTATGCAAGATGGACACAAGTATATGCTAAAAACACTTCTATTTCTACATCTGATAGAAACCTTAAACATGATATTCATGATATTGACGATAATCTTATTAAATTATTTTTTAAAATAAAACCAAAAACTTACTACTTCAACGATGGGGATAGAATTCATATTGGTTTAATAGCACAGGATTTTGAAGATTCAATGCATGAATTAGGATTATCAGAAAATGACTATGGTATTATCTGTAAAGATATTTTATATGACTATACAGAATTTGATGAAGATGGTGTGCCGATCGAAGATTCAAAAGTTCCTAAAAAAGACGAAGACGGGAATATCATCTATAGATACTCTTTCAGATATGAAGAATTAATAACATTGATCGTACAAGTAGTACATAATCAGCAAAAAGAACTCGATGATATTAGAGACAATATTGCAGAGTTAAATCAAAAATTAGAAAACTTAAAATAAACTATCATTTTCAGTAGTTATATACTACTGTTTTTTATTACTTTTTCGAGAGGAGAATGTCATGGATGAGAAAGAAACCGTTGAAAGATTAACAAAGGTAGAGGAACGTTCTAAATCCAATACCTATAGACTTGAAAAATTAGAACCCATTGTTGGTGAAATTCATACTATGTCCAAAACAATGATTCAGCTTGTAGAGGAAGTAAAACACACTAATGAAACAGTAAGTGCTTTAGATACTAAAGTTGATCGTATGGATAATCGTGTAGATGATATCGAACGTGCACCAGCAGATAATTTAAATTCATACAAACGAACTGCTATTACAGCAATGATTAGTACAGTTGCAGGTGCTTTGGCAACTGGATTAATTTTTATCATTGCACAGGTAATTTAAAAATGGCTAGTGATATGGATTCACTAGCCTTCATTTTTATAAAAAAATGAGATAACATCAGATGTTATTAATTCTAACATATATATTTTTATAATACAATAGGGAACAGTTAAAAAGCTGTTCCCTATTTTTTACGATTTTTATAATAGTTTTCATATCAACGTTCTTTTCGGATGTGTCTATTATTTGTCTTCGAATTAATCTTTTCTTGAAAACTACATTTGGATTTTTGATATGCATTCCTGTTCTATTATTAAAAAATATTGACATTTGTTTATATCTTTGTCTAGTAGGCATTTCATGTCTAAGACTCCTGATTCTCAAATTTTTCTTTTAATTTAATATACATTTCATACAATTCTCTCTCTTTACTTTCGTCTACTATATCTTTCGTAGAATAATCTTTAAGTACTACCTGTGAAGGTGTTGTAATTGTTTTTAATGCGTCTTCTGTCGCATGGGTATATATATTCTCTACAGTAATAGCCTTATGCCCCATAGCTAATGCAGTATTAACAATATTCGCACCTTTTGCTGTATTTGCAATTGTATCCGCAGTGTGTCTAAGTGAATGTAAACAAAGTCCTTTTTGTTGCCCTGTTTTTGTTAAATGAACGTCCCTGTCAATATTTAATTTATTACAAAGTTCTTTGAAACAAACTTCCATTGATGAAGTTGATCGTCTTTTTCCGTTCCTAAAAGTTGGATATAATAAATCATCTGGATTGTTTTTACAATATAATTTTGTTTGAGTTTGCATATAAATTACACATTCTCTGCACAAATCTGACATCATCACAAAACGAGCTTCTTTATTTTTTGGAACTTTAGTGTAAAATTCAACACCATTATTTTTATCATTATTTTTATAACGAATTGCATTTGTTTCAACAATGTCGATTCTATTTTTTTCTAGGTCTATATTACTATTCCTTAATGAAGAAAATTCACCAGCCCTCATACCTGTTTCTAATAAAAATAAAACTACAACAGGATATTGTCCCATATTATTTTTATAGGCATCGTAGAATTTTTGAATATCTTCATATGAAAAAACTTTTTTCCTATTTTTTAATTCTTCCTCTCGTTTATGGTCGTACTCGTCAGCTATTTCAGTTCTTATTCTTGCTTGAGCTGCATAATTTTCTTCTAATAAACTTTTATTTATAAGCCATTTACAACAACGCTTACACATCTGAATTGGAAGTGAACATGTTTTTTTTACTTTTTAATTTAAGAATTGAATCATAATATTTTTCAAATTCTACAGCATTAAGCATGTGTAATTGGAATTTTGATATGGGGAATTGATAAAAATTACAATTGAGATTACTTATATAAGAATGATATCCACTACCAGTTAGAGAAAGTTTTACTTCTGTTTCAATAAATTCATCCATATACTCTCCAAAAGTTTTTGTCTTATTTACCTTTGCATCTTTACCTTTTTCAAATTCTTTTTCCCATGCATCTCTTGCCATTTTGGATAAAGTTCTTGCTTCTTTTTCTGTCTTCCCTTTTCTTTTAAATCTCTTTGGATTACCAGTCTTAGGGTTTAAATATTTGGATTGAGTTATACACTCCCATGAACTGTCAGAAAGTTTCCTGACACTACCTTCTCTATTTTCTTCTCTGCTCATTGTTTATACCTCCGAGACTCAACTATCACTTTTTATAGTATGACAACAATCAAAGTATAAAAGTGATAGTTAAAAGTGATATTGGTATAATTATAAAACACCGCAAAACATATTACAAGTAGGAATCTATATCCATTTTGAACATGTTTTACGGTGTTTATATTAGTTTTAACTGTTTAAATTAAACAATAATTATGTTAATGACGAATTTTATTTGTAGTTTACGATTACAAACAAATGATTTATAAAGTTGCGTATTATCAAGGTTATTATATATTATTTTATAAAAAGTGATATTTAAAAGTGATATTTAAAATATTTCAAAAGCAATCAAAACATTATATCATGACCTCTTTTCCCATCATATCCTTGATAAAATTTTGTTGTGAATTACGAGACACATAATATTCTTTTCCTATTTTATTGCCATACCCCATTTGATACATAACTTTCAATATTTTTAATGCCTTGTCATTTTCGCAACAAAATACTTTCATAATATCTTTTTTTGTTAACATCTCTGAATCATTAAACGAATCAGTATAACCCTTAATAATATTATCTCTCTCGTAACATTCTTCTATAAGTTGTTCTTTTGTCATTGTATCATAATTATTATTCAAAGAAAACCCTCCTTTTAATTTTTACCTGTACTTCCAAATCCACCTCTACTCACTTCGTCCAAATGCTCCACTTCCTTAAATTCAACCATTGGCATCTTTTCGTTAATACGGAACTGACAGATTCGATCATTCTTATGGATTATTGTATCTTCCATAGCGATTACAGGATAAAACCACTGATCTGAGTCTCCACTATAGCTGTTGTCGATGACCGCAAAACAATTTGTCTGTATGATTTTAAAGTTTTTATATGTACTGCTACGTGGCACAATATTCGCTTCATAGCCCTCTGGCAATTTCATTCCCACCCCTAATGGGATTAAGCGAAATTCTCCTTTCTTTAGTTTTATTGTTTCGGCTGAACGTAAATCAATCCAATTAGATTTTCCACCACCAATGTATGTAAGTTTGTCAATTTCGTCATTAAAATATTTTATTTTAATATTCTTGATATTTGTTCTATGTTTAAAAGAATAAATTCTGTCACACATAACGAATATCAAGAATACAGTTATTACAAAATATGTTACACTGTAATATTTTTCATACACGCCCCAAGATGCAATTGTTGCAAATCCGAATACAATAATTAATACGATATCTAAAATTGTCATTATTTTTAATCTTTTCTTTGTCATCAGTTTTCTCCTATAATTCTACTTTTTCATACAGTCTACAGTTACAAAATCCCAATGTTGTAGATTCTCTAAATTTTTCACACATACATTTAGTGAATTCATTCTTTTCATTAGAACACAAACAATATCCACCATTTTCTTTAATCTGTTGACGCACTCGATTTACTACAGATTTGTTTCTATTTTCTATAATTCGCACTTATTCAATCACCTCTTTCAAATAAGAGATATATTCTGTCCATTTCCCAATAGAATGAATATACTCTTTACCTTTTAAACCTTTCAATTTCATGTCTGCTTTAATATTCTCTATTGGGTTCTTCTTCGTTGCTAATGATTTGATAAAACTGTTTGTACTATGTGTTAGGGTTAAAATACATTCCTGTGGAATTTTAGACACCAATTCTTTATATTGGTTCAAGTCTTCATTTGGTATTTTATAATCATTTTTTGGTAGGTTCTTACTTGAAAATGGGCTAATACCAGCACCAGATGTTTTTGGTTTTAATAATGGGATTATCCTATCTGAACTAGCATATTTGAATTTGAATAATACTTCCGAATCAGTTTCTTCAATGTCAAATATGATTGACGGATTGGTTTGTTGAATTGCTTTTAGAATGTTGTGACCTCTTCCAAGCGAAGGAATATAAGCTTGTAGAATATCTCGACCATAATGAAATACCTTATTTCCAAATTGACAATCTATATAAACATCTATATCCTCCAAATTTCCATTAAGTTTACGTGGAAAATCTTTTGTTGTTAAATCATAAGGTGCTTTTAAGCGATATATTCCTTTAAATTTCTGTATTAAATAACTCGTTTATATCACCACCTTTAATATTCTTCATAATAAGTTTCTTGACTTACATTTTTCTTTTTATGTTTTTCAGTTTCTTTTACTTTAGCAAGACATTCTTTCCTATCTTTAAAAACAATTCCTTTATCGAAACTTTTATAAGAAAACAGGTGTGCTCGTTTTGTTTTGTCTTCTAATCCAACGTAATAATCATCTTCTACTGTACGAATTTTTAATTCACATACTTCATATAAGCCAAGATTAGGCATTATACGTGCGTAATATACTTTATCCCCTTTATGTAAATCATCTTTAGTCATATAAGACCACCCTTCCTTGTTTTAGAGATTGCTTCGCATCTATTACTCGTTGATTTTTTGAACCTCTCCATTTCAATGTAAGATCTTTCTGTTCATCTATATATTTTCCGTCAACTACGATATCTACATTAGAAATTATCTCTTTACGTTGTTCTGCAATTATCGTACTCTTTAAATCATCTGTTATAGCAGGACTCATAATTTGATTCCACTCATATCCTGTATATAACCAGATGGTTTTCTCAGGAAAAGAAATACGGATTTCCTTGGAATTTTCATCTTCTAAAACCCTTGATTTTCCTATGTTTTCTGAATTGGGATTTTGAGAAATTGGATATTTTTCTCGAATTTCCTTGATTAAAGACAAAACATCATCTAAATTTTGTTCTGCAAGTGGTTCACCACCTAATATGGAAATTCGCTTAATATACGGTCTATCAATGAGTTCCATAAATTTATTTTTTGTTTTTTCTGTCCACTCCTTACCACCATTAAAATCCCATGTTTCAGGATTAAAACAGTTTTTACAGTGTGGTTTTCTATCACAGCCTTGTGTGAAAAGGGAGACACCTATGTTCTCCCCATTACTCACATCTAGGTTGCGGATGCTTGCATATCTCATTAAATATCCTCCGCAATATCTGTTAGATGAATATATCTTTCATTAATCTCTTCAGTACGTCCCTGATTCCAAAAGTTCGTTCCGATATATCCACATGTTCTTCTTGCAACATTCATCTTTGTTTTATCTCTATTTTTACAGTTAGGACATTCCCAAATTAATTCATTATTTTCATCAATAATTTTAATTTCTCCATCATATCCACATACTTGACAATAATCAGACTTTGTATTTAATTCTGCATACATGATATTGTCATAAATGTATTTAATAATTTCAAGAATAACTGGAATATTTTGTGTCATATCAGATGTCTCAACGTATGAGATTGATCCTCCAAGAGACAATGACTGAAACTCAGATTCAATGTAAAGTTTATCAAAGGCATTGATTGGTTCTTTTACAAAGATATGATAAGAATTTGTAATATAATCTCTGTCTGTAATACCGTCTATAACACCAAATCTCTTCTTTAGACATTTAGCGAATTTGTAAGTTGTACTTTCGATTGGAGATCCGTATGTACTATATCCAATGTCATCTTCACTCTTCCATTGTTCGCATTTATCATTAAGAAATTCCATCACCTTAATTCCAAAATCATGACCTGTTGAATGATCTGTATGGGAATTACCAGTCATATATTTAACGCATTCATATAATCCTGCATATCCAAGAGAGATACTTGAATATCCACCATGAAGTAATTTATCAATCTTTTCACCTTTTTCAAGTCTTGCAAATGCTCCGTCCTGCCATAAAATAGGCGCAACATCTGATAAAGTTCCTTCTAATCTTTCATGTCTACATTTTAATGCCTTATGACATAATTCTGTTCTTTGATTCATTAACTCCCAGAATTTATTAAAATCGCCTTCAGATGATAATGCTACATCTACAAGATTAATTGTTACAACTCCCTGATTAAAACGTCCATAGAATTTATAATTATCATTTTCATCGTTCCAAGGAGATAAAAAGCTTCTACACATTTTTATTACATATCACTATGTACACTGACTATATATTCTCTCCGAGTCCGTTACTCTCATCAACGAGCCGACTGCTCTGAATTGGTGCTTATCTCCAATCCTCTTGTGGTACACTCATCCCACCTTAGTCGATACACACTTCCTACATTATAGGCTTGGCACGGTACTCATCTTAGGTCATTGAATCTCTTCTCGCTAAGACCTATCCGTTAGCAACTTTAAAAGTCACACCCTCTAAGCAACGAGGTTCAATCGGTTTATCCTGGGCTGTAGTTTACGCTCACCCATACACGGGAAACAGTTTCCTTCCTTATATTCCTTCATTTTCTTTTCGGAAATATAATCAGGAACTAATCTTTTTGCAGTACATTTAGCTGCGAGTTCTGTTAAATACCAATACTCGCTATTCTCATGAATATTATCTTCTTCAAGTACATATAACAACTTAGGAAATGCTTGAGTAACATATACTCCAACTTCATTCTTCATTCCTAAAATTCTCTGATTAAGAAATTCTTCAATAATCATTGCAAGTTCGTCTTTATATTCTTCTGTTTCTCCAAGATACATAAATACACTCAAAAAAGGAGACTGTCCATTTGTTGTAGTCATAGAATTACACTGATAATTAAACGTCTGAACTCCGTCAACAACTTCTTTTTTGGTATCAGCTTTTGCATATTCTTTAGATTTTTCATCATCAAATCCCCATGCTTTATACTTCTTAAAATATAAGTTGTAACTATCTCTTACAAATGGAGCTAAGTGAGTCAAACTAATACTCGCCCCTCCATATTGGGAACTCGTAACAGCAGTAATGATCTGAGTTGCAATGGTCATTGCTGTAATAAATCTATGTGGTTTATCAATTTTGACCTTGTTGATACATGTACCATTTTGAAGCATGTCTTCCAGATTAATTAAGCAGCAGTTTGTGATGGCATTCTGTCCGAAGTAATCAGCATCGTGGAAATGAATTAATCCTTCATCATGTGCTTGAACTACTTCTGGTGGCAAAAGAAATCTTCTCGTAATATCTGTACTAACGATACCTGCCATATAATCACGTTGGGTAGTTAGCAGGCGAGCATTTTTGTTGGAATTTTCATTATTCCAATAATCACTTGTTCCTTCTAATAATTCTGATATCTGCTCGTCAGTAGTGTTATTATTCTCTCTCTGAAACTCACGAATGCTCCTGTAACCCTCATATGCTTTTGCGGTAAGTCTCTGTTTCTTCGTAATCAATTTATCATATACCATTGACTCAATATTAGAGATACTTACTTCGTCTTTATTTTTACACTCTTCCTCGATCTCATTTGCAATGTCTTCAGCAATCTTAGGTTTGACAATTCCCGAACCATTTTTCATTGCTTTGAGAATTGCATTGAAAATCTTAGACTTATCAAAATCTACTTCTGTACAATCTCTCTTAATTATTTTTGTCAATATTTATATCTCCTTCCTCAATTTTGTTTATAAGTCCCTCAAATGACGATTTAAGATTTAAAGTTAGTTCTTTCCAGAATTTACAATAAGCTTTTTCTTGTTCTAGCTCTTTTTGTAATCTATTTATTTTTCCATTATCTTCATTTGATTTCTGTACATTATCAGTATTATCTAACACTTTTAAATAGCCATAATACTTATATAATTCATCATAGTGTTTATTACTTACCCCTATAAATAAACCCTGTTCTATGCCTTCTAAAGTTATCATATAGATATCTTCTTTATTATACGTTCCCATTTATCTCCTTTCTCGATTCCATAAGAAATCAACCCTTTTATTGTCCCTTCAAAATAAAATAAATCAATTTATGATGTATTTCTTGACTTATTTTAATGTTTTTGTGAAATATATTTATTAAATCCGCTATTATCGTTACAAGTATACTCAAAATTTGACCAACTTTGTGCAAACTTGTTTGGCTTTGCTGATGCTCTATAACACTTATCTTTCATAGGACAATGTTCACTACTACACATTGTGATATCTGACATATATTCACCTACATATCCTTAATTTTTATTTTCAATACCTCTAGTTTCTTATACTTATCAGAATCATATTTTGTATGATCTTTGATAATCATGTGTGTTTGCTCGTTACAAATTAACTCAATAATCATTTTCTTTTCTTCTTTATTCAATATCCCAATCACCTCACAATATTTCCATGCATTTCATCACATATTAATGTCGTATGTATTACTCCATCATCTAAATTTGCATGTGTTTTTACTTTTTTAGTTGCTCTAATATTATATTCTCTATCATTTATTGTTACAGTTAGAAAATCATCTGGTTTAGATAATAATTCGTTAGCAAGACCATGACAGGTTAACGTTCTAAAAATCACTTAATCTAATCACCTCGTTTCATTACAACAAATAATATTCCTTAATATATACCAAAGCATCAAATCTATCTTCAAACACGATATCACAATGTTCTTTTATCCATGGATATATATTCTTTGTGCCAAATCCAATAATAGGTATTCCCGTATCAAAAGCTTTTTGTACTTCCATACCAGTTCCAACTGATGAATTTGAATTATCTAAATTTACAAGTAACAAATCACTTTTACTAACTTTATGTAAAAAATAATTCATACACTGTTTCTCAGTCTTAGGCAACAATGTATCATAATTAAAAGATTCACTTGGAATAAATACGTTAACATTGTATTTCTCATTTACTTTTTCCAAACAATCTCTAGTAGATTTTCTCCATTGATATGATTCGTCATTTGATACATGCTTTGTTGCACCAGCAGTATAAACCTGAAATGTCTCCATTATTAATTCCTCCTTACTGTACTAAATTATAAAAATACATTATTGTATCTACTACATCATTAATGTCATCATTGAAATCATTAGAGATAATCTTGTCTGCTAATATTTCAGCAAATTCAAAATCTTTTGTATCTCTTTTAATTCGATCTTCTAATTTATCATTTGTATCATTACGTTTCATTAAACGTTTTTTTATTGTTTCTAAATTCGTATACAAATAAATTACTGTTGGATCAATATCATTATCTCTAATATCTCGAACACCTTCTGGTGTAAGTATAATAATAGTATTTTTATCAGCCTTTTTTAAATCTTCTTTAGCCGAACCATAATACCATGTTTCCCCATTAACATCATATTTCTTCCATTCGGCAAAAAATCCACTTTCAATTTTCTGCAAAAAATCATTTTCTGAAATGTAATGATATGTAATATTTTGGATTTCACCTTCTCGCATCGGTCTAGTTGTATAAGTTACAATCGAATGAAAACCATGTTTTTTTACCAAAATTTCTCTAACAGAGTCTTTTCCTGATGCTGCTTTACCTATTAATACAAGCATTTTGTCCATATACCTCCTCTTTAATAACGATTTTTGTGTCTTTCATAATCTTTTTCTGACAATTTTTATAATAAGATTTATATCCTATATAAAAATTGTATAGTTCTGATACATACGGTAATGTTTTAAAAAAAATTGTTCTATCTGATTTTGGATTACACTCAATATATTGCAATAATTGATTGTATGTATATACTTTTGTAGAAGACTTATCTCCCATTGTTTCATCGAAAGACACATATACATAATTTAAAATACTTCTTTTTGTTCCAAATTCAACGGTATGCTTAATATCATTTTTTATATATGACATGTCTAATATTCCTAGTTTAAAACCATGATCATATGGATGGTTACATCTTCCTTTGTAAAAGCAATGATTACATCCTATTCCATCTTCTCCACCCTTACAAATGCCACTATCATTTTTATAATTAGGATTATTGTTTTTAACCATTCTCAAAGCATGATTAAATCCCCAAATACTAAATTTATCAAATGTCTTTCTCATCATTTTTTACCTCATATCGTTCACAAATGGATTTGAAAAATGCAATTTCCGATAAGTCATCACTATTCAAAACAATATCAAATGGTTCACGGAGATTTATCGAATAAAGACTCAATAATGATTTTGCATCACAACAATATTTATCTTTTACAATATCAACATCAGATGCCATTTTTGACATATCCTTTGTAAAATCCATAATATCTTCTATATTTCTCATTTTGACTTTTACTTTAATCATAATTCCACCTTTTCATCATATATTTTTACACCAATAATCGTGCTATCCCATTCATCACATTTTGATATATCGCCATGTAATTTAGCATCACTATTTAAAAATGCAGTATCTACAATAAATTCAGCTAATGAACCATCATATGTTAAAATGTGCTGTGAGTCAGTATGTTTATCGTCCTTACAATCTCCTAAAATACAAGGGATAATTTCGCCATTTTCTAAAATCAAATCTATGTATAGACCAATATCTGTTGTAAAATAAGAACCAATTGCAATACAATATCTTCCATTTACCTGACGAATCCCATAATTCCCTGTATATGCAATATTTTGTAGTTTATATTGTGGACTAGATTTTGATGTAATAGCTTTATAACTCATAAAACTCTTTATCCCATTTAAAGGAACATCATAATAAACAAAATTTGGTAGTGTTTCGGAAACGAATTCAGAACAAATGTAAAATTCTTTATCTTGAAAGATGATTTTATTCCATGTGTAATTATATTCATCAGTTACATAATCATCTTTAATATATTTAATCTCGTCACCATATTTTAATATCATCACTACTTCGCTTTTAATATCAGGCTCACTTCTGATGTTTACACTGCATGTCGTATATCCTGTAACAATATCTTTTTCATTTTGCTTTACATCCTGCATATGTTTTTTTATACTATTTGCAAATGTACTACTCACACCACTTGTAGATTCATTGGTTTCTTTTGCTAATACTTCATGCCCCATAATAGGGGCGACTTGAGTTAATGAAAGCATTAATAATAATGCTAGAATTTGTTTTCTCTTCATAATTTTCTCCTATAGTTAATGAATATGTTACATACTTATATTCTCTTTTTTATTGGGATTATTTAGTGAATCATTGCTAAGAAATCTTCTTCTGAAATGATAGGAATATTTAAAGATTTTGCTTTTGTGTTTTTAGATGAAGTCGAATTAATATCATTGTTAATAAGATAATTAGTCTTTGAAGAAATGCTTCCAACAACCTTGCCACCATGAGCTTCAATATCAGCTTTCAACGCATCCCGATTAGGATAATGGTTAACTGAGCCAGTTACAACAAATGTTTTATTCTGTAATGTTTTTGGAGTTTCATCTAAGATCAAATTGGATTTTTTAAATGTAAACTCTTCTGATAACTGAAGTACATCTGAATAGTGATTTTTCCAATAAGCATTGAGTGAGCCTATTAATGTATCTCCAATGCCAGGTAAATATCTAAAATATTCTGCGCCTTTAATCGTCATTTTATCAATAAATGTATCGAAATCATGATCTACTGCTTCAGAAATCATTTTACTTGTTGACCTACCGAGCAATGGAATTGATAAACTATAAAGGAAACGTTCAAGACTTGTATTACGAGACTTTTCAATATAACCAAGAAGTTTTTCAATAGATCTTTTGCCAAACCCATCCAAGGTTTTCATCTCATTTTCGTGGTCTGATAAATGATAAATATCCTGAATTGAATTTAACCAACCAAGATTGATGAATTTCTCTATTGTAGATTCTGAAAGATTTTCTATGTCCAATGCATTTCGACTTGCTGCATGAACAAGTCTACCTAAAAGTTTACCTTTACAATTTGGATTTTCGCACATAAGAACTTCTGAATCATTTTCTTTAATAATTCTTGTAGGTTGACCGCATATAAGACATTTATCTGGAATATTAAAATTGCCACTCTTATCAATGCTATCATGTACTTTAGGAATAACCATATTTGAACGATAAACTCTAATTCTATCTCCAATACCAAGCATCATATCTTTAATATATGTAATGTTGTGAAGCGTTGCTCTTGTGGTAATTGCTCCATTTAAGTCAACTGGCTTGAAGATTGCCACAGGATTAATTAAGCCTGTCTTAGAGGTATTCCATTCAATATCTGTAAGCACTGTTTCAAATAATTCATCTTCATATTTATATGCCATCGAATGTCGGAAGAATTTATCCGTTCTTCCCATAGACTCTGCAATTTTATAATCATCAATCGCCATAACAGCTCCGTCATAAGGAATATTATGTGAGTTTGCTGATTCTCTTATTTGATTTAATAAGATTACTAACTCTTTTTTCTGATTAATTCTAGGTGATTTTAATATCGGTATAATCTCAAATCCAATATCTTTAGCTTCAAACAAATCTTTACTTGGCATTTTATGTTCAAATCCCTTAATTACTCTCCAAGCGACAAATCTCATATTTCTGTTTGCAGCTTCCTTACTATCGAGCAATTGTAATGAACCAGATACGAGATTCCTTGGGTGCTTATATTTCTTATCTTCTGAAAGTTTATCATTAATCTCTCTGAAAGTATCCCATCCAATAATTGTTTCGCCATCAATAATAAGTTCATCCTTATATGGAATTTCCTTTGGTACGTTTTTCATTGTTAATACATTCTGAAGGCATTCTGTGCCCTTTACTCCATTACCCCTAGTTTCTGCACCAATTAACTTACCATTGATATAATGAAGAGATGTGGTTAAGCCATCAGCTTTAACAGACAAGAAACCATCCTTATTCCCAATAAATTCAATTAACTCATCTATTGATTTTGTTTTATCAAGTGATAGCATTGGATGATTGTGTTCTACTTCTTTTAATTCATCTGCAACTAAATAACCAACGTTATGAGTAGGACTATCTGCTAATACAATTTCCGTAGTATACTCAAGTGTCGCTAACTCATCGTATAGTTTATCCCATTCGTAATCTGACATAATTGGAGACTGATTATAGTACGCATTAGATGCATTATTAAGTGTATTAATAAGCTCTTTCATTCGTTCAATTTTTTTCACGTTGTTATTACTTCCTCTCCACAATATTCTTTTAAATATGTAAGCATTTCTGACTCTTCTGGAAAGAAAATGTCTACTTTCTTTTCAAAAGCCAACCATCCGAAAAAATTACTACATAACTGACCAAAACGCCAATCAGGAAATGACTTCTTCCATATCTCTCCAAATTCAGACAAAAATGGATTAATTCTATCTTTGTTTCTCATATATGTATTCTCCTTGTTTTATTTAATTATTTCAAATTTATTATCAAAATCATATGGAGAAAATTCATTATTACAAAAATTGAATCTAAGCCCATTTTGTGTTGGATAAACATCAAATTTGTCACCTAAATGTATATAGGCAATAACATCAGTAACATCATCTACAACAATCCCTATCTCCTCTTTCGCAATAATTTTCATTTATGTTTCCTCCTTTGAAATGAACATTTCTAATTTTCTAATTCATCAATGAAAATCAATTCCTGTGCATAAGGTAGCGATCTAGCCCAAGAAATAAAATTAGAAACGTTCGGATTATCTATACCACTCCACTCATTGAGTTTATGGAATCTTCTTTGTCCTTTACTGCACATAGCAAGTAGATTTTCATACGTTATTGTTGCTGTGCGTTTCTGTAACCAACTTTCAGGAAGCCAACGAATAAGTTCTTTCCAGTATCTTTTATCCTTTGTATCAAGATATTTCTTCCTCAATCCCTCTAATAATGGAATCCATTGACAAAAAATCATAGACTCACAATCATCTGCACTTAAACCATCTTCACCAAGAAAATCTGAATGAAAATTGCAATATTCTTCATAATCATCCATTTCAAAACAATCTAATGTAATAGGTGTTGTTGCTAACTTGTGCATAGTAGAAGTTGAGTTAGCCGTAGTCCCAACTTTATAAGTATCGAATTCCTTCCACCAATATAGGGGAGCTGTAATATCAACTGATACGAAAATTTGTCTCATAAATTTCCTATGTTCACTACCTGCTTTAATAAGGGACTGAGCAAGTTTCATATCTGCTTCTCCAATAATATCAACATAATATCCATTATCGTTTTTATGATGTACATGTGCAGCTGGATATGCTCTCAATAAATACTCAGATGTTACATCTCCTCTGGTAATATCATAATAGTCATTAAACTTACTATCACTCTTATCCCAACTGTTCTTGGGATTCCTCATCCCCCTGAATGCGTGTTCAAATCCCCAAACTTCTGTATTCTCAAATTTCATCTTATTCCTCCTTATTTTTGACTTCCAATGAAAGTTTAGTTTACTGTGAATTTATTTAAATAACATCTTCAATCTCTCAATAAATGATTTATCTGATTTCACTTTTACAATCCTAACCCCGTAAACAGATTTTTCATTTAACTGTTCTAAAATTTTGTTGAGTGTATCTGTATCTTTGACTCTAATTGTAATAAGTGGATAAATTGAAAACTTTTTCTGTTCTGTTTTAATAACTTCTACATTGTTTCTAGCTAATACTCCAAAAATATTCTTATCGTCAGACATACAATCTGTATACTGTAAAATTACTTTCATTCTCTACCTCCTAATCTACACATGAAATAATGGCTTCTTGTTATTTGCATTTATCTAATTTTTCTTCCAACTCTTCTATTTTATCTTCTAAAATCTCAATTCGATTTTTAAGAGTATCATTTTCATCTTCTAATGAAGTAATATCACCATCTTTTTCCTCTAATTGCCATTCTAAATCCCGATATTCTTTGTCTGTATGTTCAGGAATTATCTTATCCATTTCATAAGCCAAATCTTCATTAAAATATTCTCTGATTATTTTAGAAACATCTTCCAAATCTCTAACTTCTTCCCAGTTGTCATTTATTAATACCACTTAATCACTTCCAATCTTCCAAAGAAACTGTTTCTTCTTAATCTATCTCTCATCAACTAATTCTTCTAACACTCCACCAACTTCAGCAACAATAATTCCTACTGCTAATGGAATAATCGAACCATTCACTAATGTTACAATTCCACCAATTACTCTGATTACTGATTTTCCTAAACTAATAAATAAATGTCCTTTACTGTTCATTTCTAATTTCCTCCATAATTTCTTCTACTATGTATTCACAATTTGATTCTGTAGAAGCAATCTCTTCATATTTAATATTGTACTGGCTTAACTTATCAATAATTTCTTTTCTCACTTCTTTTGCTTCGTCTTCATTTTGGAATCTTCCTTCGTTCTCATAAGAGTGGTGTCTTGTGAGCAAATAATTTCTATTATTGTATGAATTAAACACATTCAGTACAGTCTTATTAAAGTCTTCTCCCAACACTTCATCAGTGTTATATACAGCACATAAGATTAATGGTGAATCAACAACCATAACCTGCACTTTATTCTTAACTCTACCCATCTTGAATGATTGTTTGCCAAATAAATATTCCTGGTGTTTAAATACTTCACCATTATTTTCATATACCTTATCCTTGGCAAACTCCGAAACATATTCAGCGTTGATACCGTGTCTTTTTAATTGTGCTGTAATATCCATTGCACAGGTACTCTTACCTACTGATGGTTCACCAAATAAATTTACAACAATTGTGTCCATTTTTTTGTTCTCCCTTTTTTGTTACTTTAATAACATGTAAATCGCCCACGGATAATAGATATAATCTAACACCACATTAAACAACAATTGGAATCTGTGGAACTTAAAATCTTCAATATTGTAACTAAAAGCTGTTTTTACTTCTGACAAGCTTACACCCAATGACCATAAACAAGTAAATACCTGTAGGGCAGACATTACAATAAATTCAGTTGTTCCAATTTTGTTTCCTAATACTATATAAAAGATGATTAAGAATAGCTCCATGAAAAATACAATCAATATTGCACCACCTTGCATTGCATCGCTTAATGGTTTTCCATTATTATTCTCTTTACTTTTTGCGATCTGTTTAACCATTCTCTTTCGCCATAGTGTTTTACTTAATGCACTTGGCGTACCTTTAATTCTAAAAAACATCAAAATAAATAAAATTGTTAAAGCTAAAATCTTCATGCTATATTATTCTCCTTACTTGTATCCTAAAACACTTCTTCGCATTTTATCAATTTTGTCAATTTTTCTTCCTTGACGATTAATAAATTTAGCAAGTTTCTTTACTTCTGAATTGCATTTAATATCTTCTTTAGAAAATTCCATTCTAAAAGCGTCTACACAATCTCTCTGATACATAATTAAATCTACCATTTTATTCTCCCACTCTTCCATGTTTTCTTTCTTGCCTTGTTGTCAATAATGGCGATAATCACCAATACAATAACTGTAAGCAAAATATCAATCCATAATGGACACAATACCCATAACCACGACCAATTAATAACGCCTACTAATTTGAGTACAACAAATACAATTGTTAATACTCCGCAAATTCCAATACCTGAACTACTACTATTTCTGTTTGAACTCATTTTTACCTCCTTAATTTTCACAAGAAACTGTCGTTTATTTTGTTTCGTATTTAGCTTTTAATCTTTCTAATTCTGCGAGTTCTTTTTGTTTAATTTCTTCTTCTTTTCTTATTCTCTCTTTTTCTTTAAATGGTGCTACAAATTTATCATTCATCAATTTAATATTCTTTTCGTAAATTTTTCCATCGCCATAAGAACGAAGTTCAGCTAAATAGTCTTGAGCAATTTTTTCTGCTAATTTTCTATCATCATGGTCAATATTTATACTAAAACACACCCAATTATTTCTACATAGTGCTCCTTGTCTTACGCTATTACATCTTAAATCATTATCAATATAGCAATTGTACCTTTCAGGTTCTTCTCTCATAACCCATCTGTTTCCATCATCTTTACAATCAAATAAAACTTCATGACAGTATTTTAATGATACTTTTGATAAATCTTTTTCATCAGTTAAATCTTTTAATGGCTTTACATAATAGTCACCATCCCCACATAAACAGCAATACTTATCCGCATCTTGACGATTGGTGAAATATCCAACTACATACCAGTCACTATAACAACCACCAAATACTCCATAAACCATATTTATACCTCTCTTTCATTTCATATAAATGACGGACGAGAAATCCGTCTTTCATTGGCTTTTATAACCACTCCTCTTCGTCTACATCATAATATAATGGAGCTTCACTACAATCATACCAACAAAATTCTACTGCTCTTAGATTATCTTTCTTTATATCAGGGAGTATTTGCTTGAATAGTGGCAAAAATTTATTTGCTTCATTCTCAGTAAGGTATCGTGATTTTCCCCAGTCGCCACCATTGTCGTCAATTTTGGATTCAAGAACATAATCTAAATACTCATCGTCCTCTACAACAGCTTTTTCAAAATATCTTGGTAGATTCATATCAAATAAATCCGTGAATTTATCTTCTAAGTCCCATAATGAAGATGCTGATATTTTATCCAAATCGACTTTGCATCGAATAACTCTCATATATCTGTAATCACTCATATAATATCCTCCATATCATAATTCTCTCTGATATAATCACACAGTTCATTCATAGTAGAAATGATATGCTCATCATCCTTTAAGCAAGGATGAATGTTGCACGTACAAGAACCTTTTGCACCATGTTCTTTGAAAAGTTTCCAATTGAACGTAATCCATATTAGAGGAATTCTTGTGAGATTTTTCGTAAATAATCTTGTTAGAATTTTCATATAATCACCTACATCTGAGCTAATAAACTTCTTACAGGTTCTCTAGTCATATTCTCTTTCGCCCAACTGATATAGCCAGGATCAATTTCTTTAATCTGAGGAAGTGTATGTCCTGAATACTTTCCAAAAGTAATTACATATGAATCAATGTCAGGAAGTTCTTCTTTCGGAGCTGATATATCTCCTAATGCAGCATATACATCACCAGAATATGTCATATCAAGATTTGACCTGCTTGCTAAATAATCACACATATGTACAAAGAACTGTTCGTTGTTTTCTGGCTTTGGAAGAATGGTCTTACTTCTTTTTGTAGAAGTCCATTCGCCACTATGACTTTCACATAATCTTGCAATATATGCTTTTGTATCAGTATCTACATCATGTTCGACCTTCGTATTTCTTACCCATTCACCAGCAAGCATTGGATGCTCATGAACTGTATACTGTGAACCATTTAACCCACATTTAATTGCATCATGGAAAATTGGTGTACAACGTAAACAATCTCTTTTTCTTGCATCTGTTTTATCCTTTACATACTCTAAGCCAAGTACATAATTCATTACTTCTGCAAACATAAGTATGTGAAAAACCTGACCATGTGGCTGACATTGTGTTTTGTTGTGATACTTAAAAGATGTGCTACTTGGAATTGTGAAAATATAATCAGGAATTTCCTTAATCATATCTGCACAATACTCTCTCATTTCATCAGTCTCAAACTTATTTAATAATTCTTCAAAAACTTTAACTTTATCCATATTACCTCCACTATTTTAATATTTTTGAATCCAAACAGTTTTTGCATAATTCGTAAATCATCCTACCCATATATTCTCTCTTGATAAAATAAATGTGCATGTTGTTACGATTCTGCCATGTAAGTAATGTCCTTAAAAATGATGTTGGATTCAATTTTGTTATATAGTTCTCTGTAAAAATATCCTCTATACTATCATTCTCTATTAGAACGTAGTTTTTCTCTATGTTAATCATCCGATTAAACTCTTTAAAAATTCTGTCATCATCCTTTGTTGCATTTGCTATGTTACCAGCTAACTCACTTACGGAATTCTTTCGTTCAATGCAAAGTTCGTCACTAAAATAGGTGTCGATTGAGAAGCCCAGTTCTGGGCAACTCTCAACCATAAGACCATAATCACCTGTTTTTAAGGCTCTTGACTTCCACTTAATATTATTTCTATCAAACCAATCAGTTATAGTTTTATTGGAACTTTCCCTTGTATCAACTAATATAACAAGGTGTGACAGTAATTCTTTATACTTTTTATCTGTATAATACTGTTTCATAAATCTTTCCTAACAAATCTTATATTCGGAAATCCACCACTCCTGTTCGTCAGTTTCTTGCCATTCTCCATCAACCTTTTTCATCTTTGGTTTCCTATATTGATTCTCAACTTTTACAATATCACCACGTCTGATAGGATTCTGTTTAAATATCTTCTTGCTGATTTTTACTGGAATAGTATTTCCATTGGCTAATGCATATAGTTTTAGTCGTGGTGAATAGTCAACATTAAGATCTAATGCAACACAATATCCAGCCAGCTTCTTATCGACTATATCTACATAACCAAGGTTTTCAATCTGATATGCTATCTTTGTTCTCATATCAGTTTTCTCATTCGGTATGTTCTGCAATAATTTATTTAAAAGTTTCTTACTGTCAAGCTCCATGAATGTCTTTTGAGTTTCTTTTCTTGAACATTCTCTTAACACTTCAAAGTCAAGGTTATATTCCAATGCCTTATCCTTTTTCATTTGCTTTTTACCATAATATTTTGCAAATAAATCATTACAAGCAAGAAGATAACGAATACCACCAAATTCCTCGAAAAAGTCAAGCTTAATAAGTATTTCAAGCTTTCTACTATCAACCTTCAAGTCAGAAATTCTTACTAATAAATCAATAAATGTGTCAAATTTTTCATCTTTTATGGAATATAAATCGTTAGCAGCGTCCTCATTCAAGAACTTTACAGATGCAATACCCTTGTAAATACCATCTTTATCACAAAAATATTTTGCCGTAGAATGTCTAAACTTAATACTATGTATTGTGATCCCAAGCTGTTTTGCCAGTTCAGTACCAAGCATAGTATCATCTTCGTTATTGGCATTGTTAAGATATGCCGTAATAAACTCTCTTGGGTAATAATATCTAAGATAAGCACACATATAACCTATCATCGAATACCCTGTAGAATGATTAAATCCAAACTGGTAATTAGAACTATCCTCGATGATTTTAAGAAATGCTTGTGCTTCTTTTTCTGCAACATCTCTTGGCTGAGAAGACATATTGCAGTATCCTTCAAGTATCGAAGGTAATGCAGCTTCAAGTCTATCCTTCTGTTTACGTCCAATAGCTCTACGAATATTATCTGCATCACTACCACTCAAGCCACAAATATTCGTGAGGAATTTAATTGTGTCTTCCTGAAAAATTAAGAAGCCATGATTATCTTCCAACAACTTATCTATCAATTCTGATGGATTTTTATTCGGTTCATGCGCTAATAACCTGTCTCTATATGATTCACCTGACGGTCTAATACTGGCATTTACAAGTGACAAATCGTTTACACAGTGACACTCAAACTTCTTCATAGAGTCATAAGCAAATTTAGATTCAAACTGAAATATTCCTACTGGACTATCAGCAATATGCGCCCACACATCCTTATCATTCCAATTTACTGTGTGTGATTTCGGATAAGGGATATGTGCTAATTCACATGTATCTTTGATAATTTCTATGTTTTTCAGACCAAGCAAATCGTATTTTACGAGGGATACTTCATGAATTTCTTCCATATTAATACTCAAAATACGTTTACCATCCTTAGACCAGAATGTTCCATAATTATCGGGTAGTGTTACTGGACTTACAATAATACCTGCTGGATGCATCGACTGAGAAATTGCTGTTCCTACAAGACCGTCAAAATAATAGAATAACTTAGGATATTGTTTTTCTTTTAAGTCCTTCAAAGACTTTTCGTTATACTCAAGTTTACTTCTAAGTTCTTCCAAGTCTTTTAAGCACTTTTCATTATTTTCATATCCATCAATAGATTCAATTTTCTTAATCTTGTCATTGCAATCAGTAATACCATCTGTAAATAATGAATACTGAGCTTTTACTTGCTTAACATCTCCAAGTGGCATATTCAAAGCTCGTCCAATCTTATCAATAGTACCTTTGTCAGAAATCGTGCCGATAGCCAACACATAAGCTGTTTTATCAGCACCAAACTTTTCAATGATATGCTCATATACTAAATGTCTTTGTGATGGTGCAATATCCAAATCAATATCACCAATCTCTTTTCTGTCCTCATTGGCAAATCGAGAGAACACCGTGTTCCATACTACAGGGTTTACATCAATAATATCTGTTAAATATGCAATGGTTGAACCACCAACAGAACCTCTACAAAAACCAATTGGTATACCATTATCCCAACACCAACATACCAATTCTGACATGAAAAGCATGAATCCAACCATACCAATCTTCTTAAATACTCGAAGTTCTTCTTTTATATTCTCCTCATATCGTGGATCTGGTTGAATAATTCCTTTATCAAGCTTTTCATGATACATCCTATAGATACGCTCTACAAATACCTCTTCTTCATTGTCATAGAGAATCGGATATTTAAAAGCTGTATCTAATTCGTAATCTGTAACAGAATCAGCCATACGGTTAGTGTTCTCAATAGCTTCTAACACAACATCCATAGGTAAAGAGCCTTGCTGTCTGAACATATCAACTAATTCATCATACGATTTATATGTAAGGTCAAATTCATCTTCGTTTGAAAACTCAATATTTGCTTTCTGAAGAACACCCCTACACTCAGCCTTGTAACTATCAATACTATGTGTATCTGTTCCTGCTATTAAAGGCTTGTTATATTTTTTTGATGCCTCATAAAGCATTTTGTTATATCGAATCTGATCCATAGACTTAACATGCGGCTGAATTTCATAATAGTCATATGTTTTCATCAGTTTGTCATATACAATCTTTGCATTTTCCAATTCTGATTTTGCTTCTTCTATCTGTAAATCAAATGCATTATTGGATTTTTCAATACATTGTTCTACATATATCTCATAAGATGTATTGTAAATAGCTGCAAAATCTTCAATCCATGCTTCTTTTGCAGCTTCTGAATTTAATTCTGCATAAAGTTTGTTAGCTTCTGTTTCTTTATTTTTTTCTAATTCAACTATTTTTTCATCAACCAGTTTTCCAATAAAATTAGGATACTTACTCAATGGAGATGCAAGACATGCAGAAATTTTAATGACATTATCAGAAATATTAAAAAATTCATCGAATGTAATTCTTGGCTTATAGTACATATGGTCTGATTGTGTAGACAAGTCAACCAATGTGTTTATTTCTTTTACACCTTCAAAATTCTTTGCTATAAGAATTGTATGGTAATTATCTCTTTGTTTTGGCTCAAGTGCTGCTGTCAAATAAACCTCAACACCATGTAGATATTTTAAACCTTTGCTATTTGCATACATCTTCTTCTCAATATTATTGTAAATATTGCCATGCTCCGAAAAACAGATAGCTTTCTGCCCAAGTTCTACTGCCTTGTCTACATATAACTTATAATTTGTACAACTATCTAATAAAGAATCTTCTGTATGTAAATGATATACTGTATAGTTACTGATAATATCACCTCCTACTCATATGAGTCAGTTTCAGGGTTATAATGTCTATTATCTTCTTCGTTTTTCTTACTTGTTGGTTGTGGCTTATACTCACAAGCATGGTTCCTCTGACCGCAAAGATAATGACAATAGTAATAATCTGGGTTTGGTCGCCACTCTTTTTCTTTTTCAATCAGTTCAAGAGTATCTTTTGCCCACTGAATAGCCTCATCGTACTCTTCTTGAATCCAAGGCACTTCTATCCACTTTTGATCCTTAAACATGTTCCATTTAAGTTTTGAAACAGAGCCATATTCTTTTATTACAGGGATTGAATATAAATAGAGCTGTCGTTTGAAATCTAAGAAATGCTGTTGGTCAGATTTGCTAATCTTACCATTTTTCAAAATTTTAATACTTGCGGATTTATGGTCAATAATAATAATCTCACCAGTTTCTTTATCCTTTACAAGTAAATCTATATATCCAACAAAATCTTTGTCGTTAATTTTAAATTCTACTTTTTTCTCAACTCCAAGAACTTCATATTTTTCTAAATCAAGGTCAATGTTATCAAGGTAATCAATACCTTTGTCATAATATGATTGCCTAATATTTACGAATTTGTTTGGTGGAGCATCGTGAGGAACCTCCTCATCGAAGTGTTCCTCATAATACTCGTTTAATTCAAACAAGGAGAGCTCGTCCTTTTCATATTTTTCAAGAATTTTATGAATTAGCGAACCATATTCTCCGAAAAATCCATTCTCCGATTTATTACATTCGAGATAATGGAGTTTCCATTCATACATGCAATTATAAAATGAATTTAGTCTTGAAAACGACCATTGCATCGTTCCCAATAAAAAATCTAATTCTTCATCCATCATAATAATTATTCTCCTTATTCTAAATACGAATATTCACCAAATAATTTATGTTCTGCGTTTCGTCTTACATCTACAGCATCCTCGAACTTGTCAAAATAACCTAGTGGATATTCTATTCCGTCTTTCATAATTCTGGCATACCATTTATTACAACTACTCATAAAATTAACACCTGTTACACCAGATTTATTCCTTGATATTGGCTTACGGTTGATTACATTATCTCCACGATTAGCCTCTCTCAAATTTGATTTACGATTATCATATTTATTCCTGTTGATATGATCTATATCTCTCAACTCTTTATCACCATATATTAGCGAATGCATAAATATATCATGATTGTTATCTATGTGCGTTCTTAAATATCCGTTTTGATCTCTTCTCCATCTATATGTTTTTATTTTGTCGTAATCTTCTTTATCAAATAAAAACCGATAACCGTCAGAACAATATCCAACACCGTATTCATAAGATTCTAAATCATAATCATTAGACTTCCTACATAATGGACACATTGTAACTTTACCATCTATTAAACGACTCCTTATAACTGTTATTTTGTTTGAGCAATCGCAGATGCAATCACATAGATATTTAATATCTCCACAACGATATTTAGAAGTTTTCTCGTTCGTTACAGTTAATTTACCAAAACGTCTGCCTACTATATTCTCACGATAGTTCTTATCTTTTTGTTTAAAAACACAACCACAATCTGTAATAGTTCCAGCCTTTAATAAATCTCCTCTTACAATCTTACAACCACCACAATCGCACTCGCAATTCCAATAAACCCTATGATTTTGAAGTCTATTCATAGAAGAAACATACAATTTTCCAAATTTTTGCCCTTTTAAATCTTTAATTGGTCTACTTATCTGGAAACACCTCCTCTTGAGATCTGTCAATATAGGAAAGTTTGTCTGTATAAACATTTTTATCCCATCCAAATTGTTTGTCATATTCCGCATAATCTGTATAGAATCTTCTCGAAATCAAGTCATACCATAAACCAATTTGCATATCTGATTTACCAAACATTCTATCCTTCATAATTGTTAATACGACATCATAATTCTTCCATTTACATTTTGGATCATTTTTTTCTTTTTTAGAAACTCTTCTTAATCCTATAGATCTCATTGCAAGGTTAATGATATTGGAGCTTCCTGCTATATCATACATTTCTATGTCCGAATTATTGTCTTGGGTTTTTCGTGGATGTGCTATTAAGACTACAGAAACATTAAACTTAACAGCAAATTTGATTAAAAGATTGATAAGATTGGTTTGTGCTGTATTTTTATCACTTTCATTACATTTCAGATCTAACATCATTAAATTGTCTAAGACAATAAGTTTACATCCAAATTTTCTAACACATTCTTCTGCCGATTTTAATACGGATTCAAAATCATTTGATTCATCATCTTTATATATAAATAGCTTTTTACTGTAAAATCCTTGCATCTTTTTTTGAACGGCATATGGTACTACATAGTAGCTTTTCCCATTACTACCATGTTTCTCAATCATATTTCTTCTACCTGCAATAATTGTGTTCATCCAATTGGCTGAAAGACGTTCAGGTAGTTCTTTGCTATATAAAAACGCAGGATTGCCATCATCTATAGTAGATGCAATTGCTTGATCAATTAAAGATGTTTTCCCAGAGCCAGGTCTTCCAGACAATATTGTAAGTGTACCATAGAATAATTTTGACAGTGCATCGTCTAATGGTTTAATGCCAGTTTTTACGCCATCCATTTGTGAAATATCAAGTTCCTCAATTTCGGAATAATCAACTACACTCTTTACCGGAACATCTTTTGCTTCCGAAATAAGATTCATTACAAAGTCTTTTCCACCAACTTGTAGACAATCGTTTATATCCTTTAAAGGAACTCTCTTACCATTCTCTTTTTCAAAGAATTCAGGTGTTGATATATATTTTGTACGCCATGTACCAAGACGATAAATACATTCTTTTCTCATTTTAATACCTGGTTCATCGTTATCAGACCAGATAATAATAGATTCAAAATTGTTTAACCAATCCCAATTTTCTTCAATCCAATGAAGATTGCCAGCTCCAAGAGGAACGCTTACTGTATTGATATATCCTGCCTCAATAGCACTCGCACAATCTGTCTCGCCTTCTGTTATAAGTAACGGCTTTGACGTATTAACTCTATTCATATTGAACAAAAGTGCTGATGTATCAGCATCTTTTTGACACCACGTTTTAGGCTGACCAGAATGTTTTTCAACAGTTCTTGCAGGTCTATACTTAACCATAGTCAAAACATCATTCGTATCATAAAAGTTAAATACACCGTTACCATGTGAATCCTCTCGAATATCCAAATAGTCAATTACATTTTTTGAAATGCCACGCTTACCCCAATAGTCAACTACATGCTCTTTTTCATTTATTGGTTCTTCATGTGGATATCTATAATTGTGACGAGTTCTTACATCCTTTTCGCCAAAACTGTATTCGATACCAGCCTTCTCGAATAGATACTTGGCAGCTTCTAAGAATGTGTTTCCTTTTTCCATTAAGACATCAATAATATCTACCGTTTTATTACATCCAAAACAATGAAAAGTCTTATTTTTCTTATTATATATAAAGCTTGCAGTGTCCTCATTATGATAAGGACAACAGGCTTTCAGATTTTTGTCATCAAAATTTTCTAATTCAAGTAGTTCTGCCATTAAAAAGGCATTATTATCGCCAAGTTTATCTTTAGCTTTTTCGATGTCAGTTTTTTCGATTAGCAATTACTCACCGCCTATGCTTTAAATTCTTTTTCGTAAAATAGCTTTCTAAGTCCATATAGAATCTGAACAGGTTTTGTTGAATAATATAATTTCGATGATTCAATATTTTTTCTGATAAACTCTATAGGTACTTTGTTTTTAAAAACCATTGTGTTTATTGCTCTACATGCAATAGGGAACTGTGTTTTATCTTCTATACAATCCATATAAGCATCTACACAGTCTTTAATTTCTTGTTTCATACCTGCACAATCCCAATGGTAATGTTTCTTGTTTATTACCACGGACTCAGAGGCTTTAACTTTTTGTCCGTGGTGTAAACAATACTTATATGCGCAGACATATTCTCTTTCTTTTTTATCTGCCATATCTACCTCTTTTAATTAAATGGAAGTTCCTCATCAATGCTATCTGGAATATCCATAAAACTTGTATCAGTTGGTGCATTTGAATTGGCGGTGTTGTTTGTTGTATTACCATCAGCAGAAGCCTTACTCTCTGCAAACTCAACCTGCTCAACAACAACATCTGTTGTGTATACTTTCTGACCGTCCTTATTTGTATAAGAACCAGTCTGAATACGTCCTTCTACAACAAACTTTGTACCCTTACGACCATACTTCTCGATAAACTCACCAGTTTTACCAAAAGCTACACAATTGAAAAAATCTGCTGTCTGATCTCCGTCTTTCTTAAATCTACGGTCAACGGCAAGAGAAAATCTTGCCACTGCTGATGCATTGTCGCCCTGTGTGTATCTTACCTCTGGATCTCTTGTGAGTCTTCCCATTAAAATTACTTTATTCATGTATTTTTGTCCTCCTTATAATTACGCCTGTACTGGCTGAATTTCCTTAATCTTTGCTAAACAATCCTTTGCTTTCTGCACATCCTTCAGTGCATTCGGATTTCCGCTAGGAACAAATTCTTTTAATGTTGCCATTAATGTCTCATTTTTTGTTCCTCCAAGCTGAGTACACATTGAGATAATCTCCTTCTTAATAGCCTTTAAAATATCCTCATCAGACTCGGTTACTTCTGAATATGTAGGCTGTGGAGATTTTGGTGCAGGGACTTCGCCCTGATTAGCCCAATCATAAAGTCTTTCTCCATCATTCTCTGTAAGCACTTCAAACTTACCATCAAATAAATGAGTATTATCTTTGTCAGCAGAAGCAACATGTGTGTCCTGAGAAATCATAAGTGATACTGTATACTCATACGAGATATCCTTATCCTGCTGCTGCCCCATACCAACTTTCTTTGGTACTTGCTTACCGTTCTTATCTTCAAGAACCCAATCGTCTTTTCCTCTTGCTGTAGCAATAATGTGAATTGGACTATTAAGCACCTTGTCCATAAACTTATGGTGACGTGGTTTTAATTTGCCCCAATTAGTGAAACTATTGCCAGGCATTTTATCATGTACATCATTCAACCATTTCCATTCATGCGTCATTGAGTCAATGATTAGCACCTTATATCCAGCTTTAACAGCCTCATCAATTGCAGCCATATACTTCTCACACTCAAAAGGCTCTTCGAGTTCAAGCAAGTCATAATCAAACTCATTTGCATAATACTTGTTACGAGATCCCTCGGTACCAATATATGCAATGCCACTATTGCACTTCTTTGCAATTCCTGTTGCCATTTTTAATGCGCTATAACTCTTACCACTACCAGATGCACCACTTAGCAACACCTTTAACCATACCTGCTCTCTTTTTGCTTTCTGAAATCCCATTACTTGTCCTCCTTAAAATTAAATAATTTATGTAAATATTGTTAATAAAACAATCTATATAAACGCCCTTCTCAGGACGGAACATGGAAGTAAATCTATATGAAAATTTATCCATAAACAGTGATTTTTGAGTGCAAAAACTCAAGGGTATGCTGCCAACCACCCAATATTTATTCGCTGTTCAGTTATTTGTATTTGGAAATTTTGACTTGATTAAGTCGGATCAACTATTCGATATGCTAATCTTTTATCTGTAAATATTTCTTCTCCATTATCCGTTAATCTTGTGATATTACAAGACAAATGCATTTCATCATATTCCAGATTTGAAATTTTGCAATTAGATTGTATGCTGTTTCCTTTCATAACTTTTGACTTAAAGAAAACTGCTTTACCATCATAATTCTTATGTGCGTCACAATATTTATCCCAACTGTCTGCCTCAACCACTCTTGATTGATGATCTCTGATGATATTATTTTCATCAATGATTAGATTTGTTTCAATTACTTCTATGTATCTCACCTCACTTATATATTCTCTGTTACTATCGAAGAATATGAACCATGCCTTCTCTTGTACCCATTAAAACAGGTTTCTTCACCATTAGCTTTCATCTTCCAATAAGCACTTTTACTTTTCTCCATCTCTAATTGATGTTTCAAGCTTTCAATTTCTTTCTCATAATAGTCATTATCGAACTTCTGAATTCCAATCTGTTTATAGTCTTTAGAAACATGTTTTACAGAATAATTTGATATGTAATCGCTTGTACCATCTGAATACTGAATTGTTGGCTCAAAGAAGCCACGCTTTTTACATTCATCACAATGACATATATCTGAAATGTAACCAATTCTTCCATCTCTATTTTCTACGAAATCTCCGATGTTAAATTTTATATTTGTTACATTATTCTCTTTTGGTATATGTACTTCTTCAAAGAAAAGGTTTACATATTCAATACCTTGTCTTGATCCGATAAATCTGTATCCTAAGTTTTCATATTCTTTAATTGTATTATGTGCATCCGATAATCTAACTCTTACTTCCATATTCTCACCTCCTCAAATTTCCAATGAAACAGTGAATTACTGTGACTGCTTCACTTATTTATTCTCTGTCTCTTTTTCAAATCTCATATTCTTGTCACCCATAACTTAATTAACTATTGTTGCTGATATAATATTCTCTACTTTTTCATTTTTCTTTCGTCCATAATGATTGTTAATAAACTTACCAATTCTAAAATTATAAGTTTTTCCAACTGCTAATTGTTTGAATAAATTATCATTTGGATAATCACTTCTGCCTTGTGGTCGATAAGTGCAAACTGTCCCGTCATCAAATTCAACTGTTAAATACATTTCATATCCAACTTGATGACCAATAGTTGTCTTATCTATAACAGTACCTTCCTTGTAGTAGTCTGATTGATATTCGTACCAATTCAAATCATCTAGCAGCCACAAAATACCAATAAAAATAGCAAAAGATATTACAATTATTCCTAACAACCATAAAATTTTATGTAAAATATTCAGAATAAAATCAATAATAACTTTAATAATTTCACCTCCAAACCAAGAAATGTCAGATTCATTGGCTTTTAAAAATACCATTTATTATCAAAATATTTGATAAACGGCTAAGAACCATAGCCTCTATCCCATTGTTTTGTGAATATTTGGGATTACCTTTCACTTGGATGTTTAATGGAATATTCAAGTTAATTACTCTCGAATATTCCTGCAACTCATTAATTTCACTCTTGGAAAAATAGAGTGCTTAAACACTCCATAAAACACCCAAGGTTTTATATAAAATTATTCACCATTTACCAGCCTTGCAGATGCTTATAGCCAAATACAACTATGCTAAACTGTGTATCAAGGATTTGATAAATCTTTACAACTTTACTATTTACTCTTTTAACTTTGACTCATAATTTAAACTTTGAACTTCTGAGCGTTGTTATTTGAGCCTTACAACTTTAAACTTTACAGCACACACCTATCATTATCGTAGGCAATCTGATAATTATAGTATAATTTCATATTTAATGTTATACATATCAGCCAATGGTTTCACCATTATCTTGCCGAATTATGTACTGTAGTAAGTTGAAATTATACAAATCATATAAATTAATCATCTTTTATTAATTCAATAATTTGTAATATTTTTTATTATTTTGCAGATTTCTTTTCGGCTTTACATAAGTCTATATCTACAAAAGACTGATGAGTTGTAGTTTTAAGTTTTCGGTAAACAGTGAATAACTTCTAATTAACTATTCTCTCTTTAATAGTTAATTTCAATCTCTGTTACAGCATTTGATGTGCTGAGTGAAGCATCTACTTCTGCTTTGAAAGATGCAATGCTCTCTTCTAATGTGTTAATCTTGTCCAAAATCTTAATAGGATCAATCAACTCATATGAATTTGCATTGATGAAATCTTTCTTTGTCTTCTCGAAATCATCTGTATTAGTCTTACCTTCCTTAGAACCGTAAATACCAATTACATACTGTTCTGCTCTCTTTTCAAGGTCATCACCATTCTGTTTGAGGATTTCAGCCTGTGCTTTGTCATACTGTTTCTTTAATGTACTAAGCATCTTTTCGTCAAACTCTACACCATGATTCTTCATTTCAATAGCTTCTGCCACTGTGTATTCAATACCATTAATAGAAACCTTTGTTGTAGCATTTGATAAAACAACTGCTCTCTTGATTGCATTTCTTCTTTTAATAAGGTCTGTTGCCTTGTCGTAGTAGCCCTGCATAACGCCTTCATATTCCTTAACTGGTACACCCTTAATCTTTTCATTGGAATGCTTGTTTGCTACACAATAAGTGCCACCATTGATTGCAGAAATAATTCTATCATCTACGATTTTTAACTCTGCAAGTGCCTTGTGAATTGTCATCTTTTCTGTTGTCATAATGTTCTCTCCTTTTTAACTTTGATTTTTAAACTTTATATTTTAGGCTTGTCGCCTTGTTACACTTATATATTCTCTCTTTCGATTTAAAAGAATTTCGAATTTACGTTTTTACAGCTCAATGCCTTCCATACTTGCTCTATCAGCTAATACGGTCATATAATTAACCATATATTCAAACTGATTATTGTATGTATTTCTTGGACAAGTAGGAGTAAAATCTAATTCTCCATTATCCCATTTATCAAGCATCTTCTTCAATCCATTTACTCGAATCTCTAACTGATAATACTCAGCTTTAAATCTCTCCTTGTAATCATCACTATTCATCATTTCTACTGTATCTTTTAATGTCATTTTAAATTACCTCCACTTTAATATTCTCCACATGAAATCGAAATTTACTGCGACTTTTATTGATTAATCATCTCCATCTTCTTCTAAATAATCAAGTGGATTATAGCCACTTTCTACAGCATTTTTTACAACTAATGGATCATCAGATTCTAATGTGATTTCTCCCTCTTCAATCGTTCCATATACTTCACTGTGTTTTCCAAGAATTTCTCCGAAATATACATCCTTACCAATCACATTATCTACTTCTTCTTTTGTCGCCTTGAACACACCTTCGACTTCGCCCTGTCTACCACAATCCCAATAAAAACGCCATAGACATTCCATTTCACCTTCAGCAATCGTTTCAATATCATATTCTGTTGCACACTCATATTCGATTTTACAACCACGCATTTTATCCCATCCATCAACAAAGTATGCGATATCTGCCGTTGCTAATAACTCAATAGACTTTGCAAGATACCAAAGCGGTTTTGCATCAACTGGTGCGTCTTTGAAAAAGCTATCAATAACCTCTACATCTTCTCCAATTTTTGTTTTTGCTGCTTCTATTGCTCTTTTTCTTTCTAACAAAATTTCCTCATCTGTTTTACCTCTCATTGGTTGACTAATAAATAATTTCTTCATAATATAATTCTCCTTTCTTACATCACATGAAACCGATATTTCTTACTTGTTTATTCTCTGTTCTTAGAATCCCATTTAACAAAATCTTCTAAATCATATTCACCAGATTCTTCTTCATTAATTTCAGGAACAAATACATTATAATTACCTTCGTTGCGATCATGTTCAATAATTTGTTTCAACATTTCATACATATTTGTAATTCCTAACTGATACGCTTTCTCTTCGCCTTCATTCATTCCATCACAAATTTCATCATTTTTGCTTTCTAATAAATCCTTATATTTTTCTAAGCTTTCTACGATTAATAAAAATTCTTCGTTCATTTAATATATTCTCCTTTCAAATTTCCACAAGAAACGAATCTTTCTTGTTTATAATTGTCTATTTATTCTCTTAATATCATCTACTTTTAGTGCGATTTTAATTGCTAATTCTAATTTTGACTGCCAAATTCTCAAAATATTATCTCCTTCTTTCAGCTTGTCTTTGTTTAAACAATAGCTTGTAATCTCATTCTTAATACTATTTTCCAACTCAGAAGATCTTTTGTTTGACCACACGTCAAGTATCGTTAATATACTATTGAATATCCTATCTATTGTTTTATCTGTATATCCATCTTCATCATAACCAAAATAATTTCTTTCGCACTCACCAATAAAATGATCCAGCTTAGACGATTTTTCCTCTGAACGTTTATACCACTTTTCGTATTGCTCAAGCCAATACGATGAACACACACCCCACATTTCCAATAATTCTTCATCAGACGCATAAGTTAAAGGTTTTAATCCCTTTTCTCTAGCTTTATCCGAAATATTATTTTCATCAAACCAAATCCATGTCTCACATATTCCACAGGTCATAAAACCATATTTCCCAAACAATTCAGGATATTCGTAATCCCATCCTAAGTTTGGAGTACAATTTCTTACTTTTCCCAACAATTCTTTTCTATTCAAAATTGATTACCTCGCAATTATTTATTCTCTCAATCTATCCAACACTCTCATCAAAATATGCCTTGTAAGATTCTTAACATCACCACTGTAAAATCCACATTCAATGTCACAAGCCTTTAGGACTTCATCAAGAGTTTTATTCTTCTCTTCACTCAGTAACCTCTTACAATTCTCATACTGAATATCATTTGTTTCATGAGCATTTCTAAGATTACTTTCTAAGCAACGAATAATATCAATCAACTCATCTTTTGTCATAGATTTTAATGTACTGTCAGAATATGTTTTTCTTCCATCACCTATTGACATTTATTTGTCCTTCTTTGCAGAAACTCTATTGCTTGACTTCTTAATATTCTCCATTAATCGAATGTTGTCGTTAATCATAAGTGCTAATGCCTGATCCTCTGTAAAACCAACATTTACATATGCATCATATGTATTCTTCTTAATCTTTGCACAAATAGCAGGATACTCAGTGTTCTCAGAATAATCTTTCATAATTACCATAAGCTCCTTCAAAACATCATATACAGGCTCTTTGTACTTTGTGATGTAACTCTTTACTACCTCTCCTAAATTCTCAGGGTTCTCCATTAATAATCTTAAAATTGTCTCCATAATCTTGTTCTCCTTCTTTTTATATTTTATTTTTTTGTGAAATCCTTGAAACTTTCGTTTTATTGGAAACTATTCTATTACATCTCCACACTGTTCACATATCCTATCGTGTGCGATGTTATAGTATTTTTCGTCTAACTCACAACCAATAAATTTTCTACCAAGTTTTGCAGCCGATACTCCACAACCACCAATTCCCATAAATGGATCTAATACTGTATCACCCTCATTACATGAATTACCAATTAATATATCAGTTAATTCGACAGGTTTTTCCGTATCGTGAATCGTCTTGTTATTTTCATCTTTTAACTTCCTATTAGAAATCTGCAATACATCACTTGTACCACAATTTTTTATTCTCTTATGAGCACCTTTTCTAAGCATAATTATGTATTCAAATTGACTCATGTAAGTCTGCCCCATTATTTTGTTATCCTTTACCCAAATCAAGCATTTAATGTAATGAAATTCTGATTTATCAATTACATCAAGGTAATGTGTAATATTTTTATTATTCGTCATAATATAACAATGGGAATTATCTTTGAGAACTTGATAGAATTTAGGCAACCAATCTTCAATTTCCAAATCATTTGTTTTGAATACTTTGCCATTATTTACTTCTTTCTTTTGGAACATACCACCTGAATTACCGCCATTGCCACGAGCAGTAATCTTATATGGTGGATCTGTAAATATCATATCTACTTGTTTACCTTTTTCAATCATCAAATCCAACACATCTATTGCATTTTCATTGAAAATTAAATGTTTTTTGTTATCAATTTTATCAAATTTCAATTTTATTCAGGAGCAAAGAATTCTTTAAATGGTATACCAAATCTCTTTTCCTCCTTTTTACTATTAGGTGTTGCAATCACCTGTATAATTGTTCTCTATTTCTACCAACAAATGAAAGAAAAATTTCTTTCTATGATTTAAACTGATAATCTTTATTGCTTACAAATTTGTTGATCTTTCCATCTTTGAAAAATACAAATTCTGCATAAAAATCATCTGTATTTTCTGACATTGCACATGAAACATACTCATCAGATTCCTCATCATATTTTTCAAACCATCTCTCAACACCATCATCGACCGTTGTATTCTTAAACACAAAATATGGAAATTCATTTTCGTCAATTGACAAAATATCATTTGCTATTTCAGTAAATCTTTCAATAATATGTTCTCTTTTTAAAACGGGGATATTATCTTCTTCTGATACATCATAAGTATCATTTTGTTTTAAGAATTGCATAATAGAATCTGAAATAATCTGTTTATCAGATGTATGAAAAATCTGTTGATTTGACATCTCCCAACAAACCCTATCAGGTGTGTTATCGCACTCATTAATGGATTTGTTAGTTCTTGCCAATACATCGTTTCCGTCCATTCCAATAATTCCCTTTTTAAAACCAAATGGCGTTTGAATGTAATCATGAATATATTTATCTGGTAAGACACTCCAAATTATAGGAGAAAACCACCATGAGTTTTTATATTCAAATATTTCTTCTCCTGTATAGTCTTTTCTTATTCCATAAATACTACTCCTGCTCATTTATTCTCCTTTCAATATCAACAATTATTCATCGTCTTGCTCAACATCCTTATATACCACATCTCTATAATCAATATAAATCAAAGTAGGATCATCATACTCTTCGTACCTGGTATATCCAATAAATCCTTCTGTATCAATATAAGGTGCTAACCAATGTAGAAACTTATCAATCTCGCTGTCATAATTTTTTAAATTGGCTCTGATGTTGACCTTGTAACATTTTGAAATGTTATCAAACATAATCTTACTATTGGTCATTCCGTCAAAATAATAACTATCACAACGAGCTACCATATCCCATCTATCACACTTAAAAAATTCGTGATTAGGTAAATCTGAAGGTTCATCATTTCCCTCTATAAGATAATGTAAAATACTAACAACATTCTTTGGTGTGTCTTTTGCTAAGTCAAAACACACATTGATTTCTGTGTACATTCCCATTTGTTTATTTTCTCCTTTTATTTTCCGAATGAAAGATTGGTTTCTTACGAAGCCGCCTCAACTAATTGCAATATTTCTCAATACCTTGTGTCATAATATCTTTTAATTCATCTTCCTCATATGTAGAGCCAAACTGTGACCAACTACAACTACATTCTGTATCATTGTGTACTAACGCAAGTTTAAATACACTGCCACCATAATTCTTATATGCATCTAATTTGATAGCTTTAATATGAGGAATTTCTAAATACCAATTATGTTCTTTGTATTCAAACTGAATATTAGTAGCTTGACCAAAATTAAAATCAATGAATTTAACATTATTCATATACTCAATATCAAGAAGCTTTTTAATATAATCAATATACCAGTCGTACATTTCCTTTTCTTTATACTTCTTTCTCTTATCAAGCTTGTTACCATCTGTATCCTGATTCTTTGATAACATATTTAACCATTCTCTACACATTTTAATCGTAGACGGCTGATCGAGCAGCATATACTGAATGTTTTCTTTATAAGTGCGAAATGCCTGTTGTTCAATAAGGTCATATTCATTTTTCATGTCATCCAATGCTTGTTTCTTTGCTGACAATCTTCTTTCTGCTTGTGCAAATTTATTTAATGAACCCATTTCATATTTGCCATTATAGCTGTATGTGTCATTTTTATATACTAAAGACATTAATCGTTCACCTCGCTTTAATATTCTCTCTTTGTAACCAAAAGAAACCTGAATTTACTTACCATTACAAAGTCCAACCTTGTAATCGTCTTTGACATCAATAGTTACTTCTCTCTGAAATTTTCCTTTCTTATCATAAAGGGATAAATAATATCTGTTACCACGTTGCTCTAAAACGACATCTTCATTCTCGAATAGTTCAACTCGTTTCTGTTTCTGTACTGGTTTAGTTTCTACTTTTAAGCTGTCTATTGCTTCTTTTGAACCAACCAATACAACAGGATTTACTTCTTCAAGAATACAGCTAATATCATTATCTAACTGGTTCTCATCATTCGTATGTTTATCTACTGTTTTAATCACTTCACTCTCAAGCAATAATCTGTTCTCCATTTTAATATTCTCCTTTCCACTCATCTAACCAATAGAAACTATCAATCTGCTTATCAAGCTTTCTAACCTGTTTTCTCAGCTCACGCTCTTCCTTTTTACTATCTGTTCTCTGACACTTCTTCCATAGTTTTTCACGCTGCTTAGATAATTCATTGTACTTATCAGATACATCAATCTCATCTACAACTGAAATCTCAATCTTTTCGCTACAATGAGGGCAAAACTGGATTGGATAATTGTCTGTCTGTTCCCATTCGTCTTCATAAGATGTGATAACTTCTGTATGTGAAGTGCAAAACTGAGGAATAAAACCATATTCTTTATCATAATCAACATTAAAATTTGTTAAATTTTCGTTTGTAAATTCTATACACTCATTATTCTGAATCTCATCACAGCAATACTGAAATGGTTTATACTTGTACGAATGGGTATCGTTGAATTTTAATTTGATTAAATCTATCTTCATATTTTTATTCTCCTAATTTCCTTCCACACCAAGGACAATACGAAATATATTCTCGCTGATGAACAAATCCATCGTCATATTCATCCCATTCTGATGTTTCTATGTCTAAATAATATTCATTAGTTAATGATTCAACATATATCCGATTGTCAGGCGAATCATAATTACAACGGTTACATATATCTATTCTCCATTATTGATAATCTCTTCCAGTGTTCTTGGCGTGTAATTCATATAACTTTTCATACATCCAACATTCCACATATTGCATGGCTTATCATATAAAGCTGTCATCTGATACTTTACTTGCTGCATCATATTATCTTCAAAGCCGGTATGCACATGACCGTAAAGATGGTAACTTCCGTAATAATGATTCTTAAAGCATGGAATTGGATAATGACACATAACTACAATCTTACCATCTCCAATATCAAGCTCCTTGTAATCGGTGATTTCACAGAATCTACTCTGTAATTCTCTATTCTTTAACAGCTTAGAATCGTGATTTCCCTTAATTAGATGTATACGACCATTTAGATTGTTAAAAATTTCAATAGTTTTTGTTGCGTTATACCATGAAATATCTCCAAGTAAGTACACCTCATCATCTATTCCGACTGTGTTGTTCCAATTTTTAATAATCACTTCATCATTCTCTTCAATTGACTTGAAAGGTCGATTATCAAAAGATAGACAGTTTTTATGTCCAAAATGCAAATCACTTATAAAATAATTCATCTTTTCACTCCCAATTCTCAATATTGTCATCACATGGGAAATACGAAAGTTCAATCTCGCTCAGCTTCTTGTAATAAATAACCGATTCATCCCATTCTTTTTCAAAGTCCTCGCTGTCATATATTTCTCTGAATCCAATCAGAATATCCTTATCTGGAAGTTCAATAGCTTCCTTAATCTGAATATGTCTAAAATGATAATCAACATATAATGACTGATCCACGAACTTTTCATCCATCTCATAAGGAGTATATTGTCCTGGTCTACGAATTTCTAACATGCGAAAAATATGCTCATATCCAAAATTATGTAACCATGTTTCAAAATCAGTCATTTCTATAATCCTCCTTTGGTCTATAACCACTTTCGTCATTCCAAGATTCATAGTAATTTACTTTCATTTTTTCAAATAAATCTTCCATAAATTTTTCAACTTGTTCTAAAGTCCAATCTGAAAAGAACTCAAAATTCAACGCCTTACAATCTTTAAACATCGTAATTTGTGTCTCATATGTATATGAATAAGGTTTCCACCATTTATCTCGTCTACCAACAGGTACATAGCTGTTGTCCCATTTTAATATATCTATGAAATACTTTTTACCAAAATTGTCATCGTAGCGTTTTTGAAATCTTAAAATTACTGAATCATTATCAAATCGAGTAGGATTATATTCTTTGAAACCATGTTCTTTTATGTATTCATCTGTAATAACAATCACCTCTTTATACGTATTTATTCTCTTTTATCTCAGCTCAATCTCACCGAATTTTAATGTATCATCTTCAAACATTTTGTTACCCTGATATTTACCAACAAGACAAGCTTTAAATGAACTTACAGCACCCGTTGCTGCCGATATAAATTTTAATTCCTGCTCAATTGGCTTAACTAACGCATCAAGCGTCTCTTTGTTTGCAAATATATAAGGTTCATGCCCTTCTCTATATACGAATTCTGCAATTTTCGTATTCAACTTATCCACATTTATCTTTTCTACTATTGAAAATGTCTCCAGTTATTGTTCTCCTTTCCGAACTTTAAATATAACTTTTTCCACTATCCGTAAATACAGATATTATCTTCATTTAGGTAAATATGAGAAAAACCACATATTACATCAGCATTCATATCATGAATCGAGATTGTTTTATCACCGAATCTTTCTTTTGCAGCTTGTAATAATTCAATGAATTCTGAAATCGTATATTGTCCTTCTTTTTCTAAATAAAGAGCTTTTGTATTATTACCATAAAAATCTACCCAGTCTTGTTCTTTGATCAATAATTTCTCACCTCACTCCAAGAAATGCTTCTTTCCTGCTAATCAAATAATCCATATCCAAATTGATGATTTAATTCATCATTCCAATAACCATTGATATACTCATATTCCTGCTCGATTAGTTTATATGTAAAATCTTCTGGCATAGATAAAGCAATAAAATTCATAATAAGTTTCGCACAGTCTTCATCACACTCAATGTAATATTTATCATTATCTTCGTAATATTCTATTCCATTAAAACAGTTAGCCTTATCTAAAATTTCAAATGCTGTTTTACTAATACCATCTTCCTCATATTCAGTCCACACCTGTCTCTCGTTTCCATATCCTAACCCAAGACCTGTATAATCTTTATTATGATTAAATGTAACGCCTAACTTTTTACAGCTATCTTTATATGCTTGTCTAATTTTGTGTACATCGTAATTACATTCAAATAAAAAATCCTTTGAAATTCCATGTCCATCATCTGACCAATCACCTAATACTAATTTATAAATCATATTTTCTCCTTCCTAATCACTTGTTTCTTAATTCAATTAAGTTGTATTATTATTCTCCTATCTGGTCTACAATACTCTGTAACTTATCAATATGAAACTGCACAGCTTCTTTACCAAAATACTTTAAATTTAAAGGAACACATGCAAGTGTTGCGTTTCCAAACACTTTATTATCTGAATAGAATTTTAGCATTTCGCACACAGTATCCACATATATTTCATTTGGATCAAATTGGAAACAAATCACATCACCTTTCTGTGGATGCAATTTTCTAACCTTAATAAGCGTCTGCTTAAATAATTTCTTTTTCTGTCGTTTGTTCATACTTATCTTCCTTGTCTGCATAATAATCCGACATTTCCCAATGATTACATGGTTCTGAAAAATGTTCGCCATTACCATGACCATATTCAGTTTCCATATATTTTTTATCAAGATCGCACCAATTGTGCCAAACTTTTTCAACCATCCAATCCTGCGTCAAATATGTTTCTGTACATCTATGTTTACATGTACTACATATGTGTAAAATTTCTATTTTTTCACTCTTTGCTTCATTTAATCTTTTTAATATAATTTTAAATGCTTTACCAATATCTTCAGCAGAATATGTAATATTAGAAGTTAATCCTTCTTTATTCATCTATTTATTCCTCCTATAACTTCTAAATGATATTTTTCAACGTATTTTCTTCTCTTCCAAAACTTCCACCAAGGAAATTTCACATATTCTATTTCTATAACTCGAAATATCTTATCCTCATTTTTATTTTTGTCTAACCTTAAAGCAGGTGAATTAAACATTGCTTCAGCTAATTCATCAATAGAAATATGTTCTCCAAGTTTATATTCCTGTTTATGTGGTTGTGGAGGATAATAGGAAATTACGTCATGTTGTCGTAATTCATATGCTCTCATATTGTTATTCTCCTATTCACTTACTCTAAATACATTTGCATCACCAACTGCCAAATCTTTTACCTCTACAAAAGAATTAAAACCATCCTCCATAGTTGTAATCAGTATCTCATCGAATAAGTCTTCCATCATACAAAAGAGTCGTACAGATGGATGGAATCCTGGATATTCTTTTAAACGGTGTTTATTGATTCTACCTCTTAATACAGGAAGTCCATGTCTTCTACGTTTATTATTATCCCAATGAATGGGGTTGGTATAAAAGGCTTTCTTCTTTCGTCTGTACTCCTCTAATTCTTCTCTTGCAAGTTTATCAATCTCTTTTTCTCGTTCTGTTTTCGGAGGATTGCCATGAATGATATTGTCAAATTGTTTTCTGATATTATCATTTGCTTCTGCCTTTTCTGATTCACTCATCTGGTCATAATTCATAGCAGCTTCTAAAAATATATTCTTCAATTTCTCACCTACTTTCACAACAAAATGAAACGTGGTTTTACTTGGATTTATTTTTTAAATCATCATCAATTTGTTCCATTAAAAACTTCTTTGTAGTTGCGTGATAATCAGCACATCCAGTTTTCATATCAACGGCTTCCCACCATATACAATGATCAGGTTCATGATAGCCACAATTACTAAGTCTGTATCCTTTATACTCGTAGATACCTTTTGATATTTTTACAGCTCCCATACTTTTATTCTCCTAATGTTCTTTCATATGAAACCAAAATTTCATCTTACTTTTGTAAATTCTTTAGTCTCTTATGACTCAATACATTTAGTGTATCTTCAATACCTTGATAATAAGCAGACTTTAAATCTGGATTATCATAATTTCTTGCCTTATCAAATACCTCTTGTATGTACTTCTCTTCATCCTTTTGATCTATTGATAAACGCTTGATTTTACCAATACAATCATCACATATATCTAAGCTGTTAAATAACTTATTCCAAATTCGACAGCCATTTACATATCCTGTAAATCGAACATCTGTTTTTAATATATTTCCACAAATATCACATACTCTATAATTTATCTTTGACACTAATTTACCTACTCTTTCGCAAATCCAATACCAATCACATTAAGACTTTCTACCTTATTATCTTCAATGCCAACGTTTTCTTCTGTACCGCCATGCCAAATAACACCTACACCTTTAATATGCATACCATTTTCATCTTCAATTAATTCTGCTTCCTGGCATACACCAATAGGTAAGAGGTTACCTTTATCATTCGGTATCTCAATTGGTACATTCTTTACATTTTTGTAAGCATTTTTGATTGCATCTTTTGAATATATGACACCATTCAAATCAGGTTTATCTACTGGAATTGGTATTTTAAATGTTACTTCTATATTCTCTGCACGCATAATTATCTTTCAACCTCCATGTTTTTTAAACTGTCGAGGATATTCATTGATTGTAAATACAACTTCTTTGTTACAATTTTAATAGCTTTTTCTAGTGCTTCATCGTATGTTATGTATCTTAAATCAATTCTGGTTCTATCATTATCTCTATATATCTTAGGAAGGAAGTATAGATAAGCATAATCAACACCTACAAGCTGTGTAGTTAATTGAGCTACCAATTCTTCTCCAATATAGAAATCATATTCACCATATACCTATCTATTTTCTACCTTATGTTTTCTTACTTCCATAATACTTCCTTTTTATTTTTTCAAAAACGGATTTTCCACAATATAATGGTCAATCATACCTCTAAACGCAAATGGAGAATCTACAACTCTATCTGAATACTTAAAATGTTTCAGAAAATCCAATACATCTCGTGTGTCTTTATGCGACAATGGAATAAATTTCACATATTCTGGATGACCTTTAATACATACAACCGCCCACGAATGCTCATTAGAAAGAAATCCTACATCTGTTCCAACATCCATCATAGAATTCATAAGCTGATGACAATCATCAACCATCTTAAACGACCAGCTATATTCATCCTTTGCGGCATTTAGATACCCTCTTGCCCTATTATATAAGTCTTCTGCATCTTTATAATTCTGTTCTGCCGATTCAAATTTTAATAACTCTTCAGAAAATAACCACTGTCTTAATTTATCTCGTATTTTATCTTTAATTTTCACTGCCTCACCTCCTACAACCAAAAGAAATATCGCTTTCAATTCTCATCTTCATCATCTGGCAATTCTCCATTTTCATCCCAATCAGGAACTACATCGTTCCAACAAATATCATCCCAATACATATCTGTGTTATCCATAATCGTTACCTCACACTTAATTATTCTCCATTTAATTTTTCACGGTCTAATGAAAGACAGGTTTACTCTGTTTCAAATTCATCCCAATTAATCAAAACATACTGCTTATAACATGGATAATATGTAGTAGCTCCTGTCTGATCTTTACACCAGGTATCTAACAAATTTTGCAGACCACCAATATCACACTGTTCATAAGCATCTTCATGTAACTCTTCGCAAGCATTGTCAACTACATCATCAGCATCAATATGAATCTTTTCCACGCTGCACACCCATAATCTCTCAGGTCTGCCGTCATCATTAAATTCTTCATCTGTATAACGCCCAAAATAATCGTCAAAGAAATCATCAACAGTATCGTAATACTCATCAAATTCCTCACAGTAAAGAATTGTGTCTACATCTTTTTCATCAACTGGAACTGCCTTAGAAACCTTTTCGTTCCACTTCTTTATTTTCTCTTCTTCATCAGCTTCCTTCTGTCCTTCGCAGTCGCAATGCATATATGACTGATTCTTATATGGCTGTCCACAATAAGGGCATAATCTCTGTACTCCATTAAAACAACTTCGGCAGAATGAAAGTGCTTGATGTTTATATGGAAAATGTTCTCGTCTACCAGCTTCAGAATTATCACCCTTGATACCATAAATATTATTCTCAATTCTCATTCCAAGACCATTACAAACAGGACAAATCATTTCATGTTCTGTTAAATCTTTGATGAGAATTTTAGGGAATGATTTCTGAATTGCTTCGTAAAGATTTACTTCTTCTCTATGTGTTAAATTCATATTGTTATTCTCCTTTTCTACTGAGATATGGTTCGCAAAACTCCAATATTTCTTCGCTTATATGTCCTTCTTTAACAAGTCGTTCATACAAAGCAATCCAACCTTGTGCAGATAAATTATGATAATATCTAATACAGTTTCTCCAATGTTTACAATCAAATGTCGATGGATAAGTTTTAATTTCAATGTATGTTCTACACTTTTCATATAGCTTCTTAGAATAACAATTTGACGCACCCTTAACATAACTATTGCATCCGATAAAAGCTTCTGTTGGATCATGTTCGCTTCTCATGTTTGTTAATCTTCTGTCGTATAATTCTGTCTTAGCGTTATATATACAATAAACTAGAAAGTAGATGTCATCAAAGATGCTTCCAAATTCATTTATTCTTTGTCTTAGTTCTTCGATACCACGAATACTTCTTTTGTTTGTACCAGAATCAATTGATCGAATTTTTGAACCATTCTCAAATTTTAATTCCACTAAACTACCTCCAATATAAGACGAAATGCGAGTTTCATTGGATAATATTTTTCAATATCCAATATGCTTTATCCCTGTTATTATTAATTTCTCCGTTTGGCAACCTTCTTCTTTTATCAATATATCTCTTTCCATTATCGTCTCTATCATATAATCTAAATGGAATATCATATTTTTCAAAAAACATATTGATTTCATTTGTACTTACATACCTTATTGACGAATAATCATGTTTAATCAATTTAAACAATTCGATTTTTCCATCCTGAAATAACCTTGTGTCTTTATGCAAAAGTATAAAATTGATAATTTCTGGCATATTAGATAGTATTTGTTTTCTTCGTTTGACATCCTGCTGATGTATTTTAGTATGACATGATTTGCATAATATCTGATATCTACTTCTCATATGTAATCCTAAAATGTATGTAATAATTAAATCCTTTTCATTGTCTGAATAGAATTCAATATCAGAATAGTATTTCAAATTTAGATCTTGCATAGTCTTATCAACCATCTCAAAAAATTGAATATCAGAATGATGTACTTGTAAATCATGCGTACTTCCACATATATCACATTTGCAAATATCTAAATGTTGATAAAAATATTTTCTGATATATGATCTTAAATATTCATCTGTTTTCATTACTACTCAGAGCGAAATTTCTTTAAGGCTGCCACTCACTCCTTTCGTATTATTCAGTTAATTATTCTCTACTTCCTTTGACTTTTTCTGCTAATTCTTCGATTCTTCTCATATCGTCAACCAAATATTCGTCTCTATCTTCTTCATCAATAGCTTCTACAAAATCATCAATTGCCATATTGTATATTTCTGAACACTTCTCTGCTAACCAATCTTCAAAAGAATCTTTATCAGTTGCAACTTCTACAATAAATGTCTGTTTACTAATTTTACCCATTCGTTCACCTCCTGCCATCAAATGAAAGATTTCTTTCAATGTATTATTCTCTTAATGTGTGTATTTACTTCTTGGAAATACCTCTTCAAGATCAATACCGTATCCAGAAATAACTTCTTCTAAGTCGATACAGACATAATCACTACCAATTCTTGCTTCAATTCCACCTTCATCAAATAATGAATAACCGAAAATATCATTCAATCGTTTGATAAATTCATTAAACCAACTAAGATTAATCCAAACACAAAATTCTGTATCACTAACCCATCCGAATTCATCTACATATGAGATGTCAATGTCATCTTCTTCTGGATTAATTAGTAATTTATACAGTTCTAATTCATAATTTTTACTCATCTGTCACCTCCTAACACCAAAAAAATCTTCGGTTTACTGTGCTTTATTTTTCTTCTTGTATTCCATATCTGCTTGAATTTTATTCCACTCTTTATAACTAACATTTGTTTCATATTCACATTTAGGGCAATAAATATCATAACCAACATCACTACCATCCGAATATGACTGAGCACACCAATCAATTTCTTTGTATTCATGTTCACATTTAGATTGTTGTTCATTTGGAATATTAGAGGCTACCAAATCATCACTTGACGCACATCCAGTTATTCCAAAACATAATGTTAATCCTAATACAACTGCTAAAATTTTCTTCTTCATATGATTTTATTCTCCTTTACCATACCCAGTTTCTTCAAGGAACTCATTAAATTTCTCTTTTGTCATATTGTTTGGATAATACATATCTAGCACCATATCAAACGGCTTTAAATAATTATCCAACACATTCTCAGCGTCTTCTTTTGCTTCCTGCATTTTCATATTGATATAATCTTCTCGTGTCATATTCCATGCTGTAGGGCAATCCGTAACGGTCGAAAATCTACAATATAATCCATTTGGTTGTTTTGAGACAAATCCTGCCATATTATTCTCCTTTAAATTTGACACTATTGCTTTTTATTGTACTTAATTAAGATATTATTCAAATCGTCTATAATGTCATCACATATTGCAATTTTCCCACGCAGATACCCTTTATCCCAAAATCCATACTCTGATAGTTCACTATCATCTGACATTTGAGAAAGTTGCTTCTCATATCTTAGTTTTCTTTTTTCATATTTTTCAATTAATCCCATTTAAACCTCCAAAAGAAATCTATGATTCATGCTCTTCTTTTTCTTTTCTCTTAGAAAGATCAATTTCAGTTTTGGATTTAACAATATATGTTTTATTTTCATAATCAATTAAGAATACATATCTTACATCCATACTTACACGTTTAACTGTTACTTCAAAACGTGCGATATTATCTTCTAATGCAAACATGCATGATTCCTCATCAACAGATCCATCAGATAATTCTTTAAGAATAATTGGAGTCTCACTTGCCCCTTTATAAATATGTAATGTGTATACTTTTTTATCTGATAACATATAAAATGTATTTACCCAACTCCAATCGAGATAAAAGTTCACGGTGTTTCCAGAAGTATGTTCAATTATTCTTGACAATTGATCAATCCTATCTGATAACCCTCTAATCTTTTCATCAAACCCTCTAATCTTTTCATCAAACCCTCTAATCTTTTCATCAAACCCTCTAATCTTTTCATCAAACCCTCTAATCTTTTTATCATAGTTTTTTTGTGTTTCTCTAAAAACATCATCAGTTGTATAATCTTTTAATATTTTAAATTTTATCTTTTTTAATGGATTATTCATCTAATTTACCTCCTCTCTGTTCTTTCATCACCAAACGACTAATGTTTACTGCTTCTCTCATAGCTTCTGCAAACTCATAAGCACAATCAGAAGTAAATCTTTCCTGTACTTTTGCAATATCATTTGTATCAACTTCACTATGAATCCTTGCATCAATAATATATTTTCCGTCTTTACATTGAATATCTATCATTTATTCGTCCTCCTTTATCAAAATACTTTTACGAATTTCTCATAGTTACCATCTCTACCACTTGGAACAGCAAATACAACAGTATCAAAACACTTATGAGTAGTAGTTAAACATTCTTTAAATATATTCGCCACTTCTGTTGCATCTTGACCAAAAACACCACAACCATAAGCTCCTAAAATAAGAGTGCTCACATTGTTATCTTTCGCTATATCAAGAACAAACTTAATTCGATTTCTTAATACTTTAGTATTTTCTTCGTCTGACACGTTCTGATATTTCTGAGCAGCCGACTTATTTGGAGCAGCACAAGTAATAACACTACATTCCACATGATTATTCTCTCTAAAGAACCAAACGCCAGGAGAAAATAATCCTCTATTCAAATATAAAGCCTTATTCTTGTGTCGATTATTCCAATTATAAAATTCTAATACAAACTGACTCAACACATTGTATAAGAACGATTCATAACATAAGCACTCTTCCTGTGCCTTACTACCATTTAGAAACATTCCACCTGGATTTTTATATGAAGAAAAATTAAGAACTGCTGTACTTGGATTGCCGTATTTCATTACAGCACCTACACTATCAATATCCTCTACAATAATCTTGGTATCTTTATCTTCGATACCCTCTTCAAAATCCCTATTAAATGAATTTGTATCATAAATTTTTGTACCCAAAATTGAAGTTTGAATACAACGACCATATTTATTCTGCATCTCTTTTGTATGTTTGCGAGCAGTTTCTGCTCTCTGTTCTTTATTCTGCCAATATTCTTTTATATATGCCATTTACTTATTCTCCTCATCTTCGCCTAAAATTTTCTTTCTTAATGAGTTCCAACCATCATCATAGCCATCGCAATATTCGTCCATATATTCATTATTGTGTGTCTCTTCTGGCAATTCTTTTAATGGACACCAATTTGACTTATTATCAATTTTTATTACTTCTTCATAAATCATATCCCCACATTTATCTAAGTGTCCTGTTGCAGCACAAAGTTCACATTGTCCATAACTATCAAAACAAAATGGACATTTATCACAGCTACTTGGCATATCCATCACTAAAACAGCTTTACTCATATATTTAATCCTCTTTTCTTTATTTTTATATGTATTTATTCTCTGAAAACCAACAAGAAATTCCGCTTTCTTTCGGTCTTGATTTTTATACAATATATAGTATTTATTGTAATTATCAAATACTATATATTGTATATGCTATTTTGTTTTTAACTACCTATTGTATTATTTTCTACTTGTATCTTCAAAAACCTTTAATCCGCTTCGCTGACTTCTTAATGTTGGTGCATAACCATTATAAAATCTTATTCCGTCAAAACCTTGTGTGTCATCAATGCAAACATTTGATACTTCAACAAGCTTTATTCCATTTCGTAATGCACTTGCTCCGATATTTGTTGTGATAGTTCCTATTCGTTCTTGATCTTTTGTAAACCTGCTATTATAGTCATCATATATATAAATTTTCTTATCTGAATCACCACAAGCAGAACTTAATCCGCTTGTGGGCTTGTAAAATTTCCAGAGTTGATTCCTTCATATAATCTGTTTAATGCTATCTCAAATGCACCAATCCCAGAGAAAAAACTACTTAATCTCAAATCATCAAAAAGATATGGCATAGCCTTATACAATTCGACTAATATGTAATATAAAACATCTACTACGATGGAATTCCCTGCTTGCTTGTACAACTGACTATTACTAACCATCTTTTCAGCAGCTTCAAAATTTTCATCTGAGAATCCCATAAGTCTGAGACATTCCTTCGGAGTAAGTTTTCTTATTCTAATAGGTGATTCAATTCTACAAACACCTGTCTCAGTCGCAGTAATTGTTGGGCAAATCTGACCATTTTCCTGAACTCTACCTCTTCTTGTTTTAGAATTTGGATATGACAAATCTGCAACTCCACCGACTTCACACTCTATATATCCTTTCTTAGTTGCCTGGCGAATTGCAATCTTGTTACCCTCACCCTTATTTGTTGTAAGAGTCGGTGCTAATCCATTCTCGTCAAACACATTACCATTCATACCTTTTCCAGATGGATTTACATTTCCTAGTTGAACAATCTTTGGTTCATGACTACCACCTCCACAAGTATTTAATGTTGGACTACAACCATCCGTACTATAAATTCTACCTACCTGTGGATTTTTCCAATTCCCTTCACATTTAGAAATTGTGCCAATCTGTTTTACAACATTATCATTTACAAGACGTGGATCTTTATAATCTCTTGCTGTTAAAGTAGGACAGAAATCATTATATTCTCTTGATTTTCCTTCTCTTTTAACCTGACAAGCATCGTACAATAAAGCGTCTTCGTTATTAAGATTTGTTAAAAATCTCTGAACCTTATCTTCTGAGATATAAAATTTCTCATCAACATTCTCTTCAAGAATATCTTTTAATCTCATTCCATTATCAAATGGTTCAGGATATGCAAACTTGCCGTTATCCAATTCTTTCTTAATAAAAATCAGATAGACACGCTCTCTATTCTGAGGAATACCATAATCTTTTGCGTTGAGGACTTTCCAGTACACATTGTATCCATACTCGTCCAACTCATCTGTGAACATCTTGAATGTATCTTTAAACTGCTTTCCCACAATATTCTTTACATTCTCGTACATACCGAAATTCGGTTTATTTGCTCTGATAACTCTCAGATACTCTACCAAAAGAGATGAACGAGTCTTCTCAATGTTATTACTTCCGCAGCATGGACACTTATCTCTTTCTGACCAATGAACTGTCAGTGGGTTATATTCATGTCCACAATCTTTACAAGTCCATACAGAACCTTTCTGCTTACCAGCGACTGAAAAATCCTGGCATGGCGATCCTCCGCAAATCATGTTAAATGGTTCAAGTTTTGTTTCATCAACCTTAGTAATATCACCAAGATTTTTACTTTCGTTCTCATTATGAATAGCACAATAAGAACTTGTTGCATATTTATCAAACTCACAGAAGTTCACTAACTTCCAGTTCTTCTCACAATAATTATTTTTTTCTTTATTCTCTGTCAAAATCCTTTAATCTACAGAGATTGCGCAATCATTTATCCTAGAATTTACTGTTAAATCCTTTCGTTTTAATATTATTTTGTTGTAAAATCCTATGGAATCTGCACGTCTGCAAAAACCATAAGAAAAAAATATTTCATTACTTTATTTTTGTTTTTGGAAATACTTGAACGAATGTCCAAGCTAAGAAAATTTTCTATATTATATTATTCTCTACTCTGCTTCATTTTTCTTACAATCTCTTTAACAATATTTTGTAAGTGTTCAATGTTATTTTCTCCAATTGGAGCTGCTGTTGTAAAAATACGTTTTGCAAATTCATCAATAGTTTCATCTCTGACTGATTTTTCAAAATTTTCAATAGGTATCATACTATCAACATCTATGTAAATACTATTACATTCACTTGTTATCATAGAAGCTATTATCATGCCATGAATTATGGCTGACCTACATTTCTGATCGTTTGAAAATATTGTATTCTCAATCATCTTGTCTAACTTATCAGATAATGCATAATCAAGAATTTTTTCTTGAAATTCATTTGCATTTATTAATCTTGCGCTCTGTTCATTCATTTTTTTCACCTCCTACATATTACATATAATCAGCATATCTTCCAGTTTATAAATTTCATCTTTTAGAGATCTAATTCTGATTCTAACCAATTTGTTAAATCCCTCTACGGCTTCTTCATATGTATCAGCAAATAATCTTGCATATATAGTTACCCCATTCTTTTTTAAATCTCTACCATTTACTTTGTATTCATAAAAATATTTATCTTCTTTTATTCTACCCTTTACGGGCTTACACATAAGATTTAATGCTCTCTCATCTTCCTTATATGCAAAAGCCCATAAATCTTTATTATAATGTGTTCCGTCATCAATGTATTGTAAATCATTAAAGGTATTTCTATATATACCATTATATCTTGCATCTATATTGTTACAATATATCATTTTCTCACCTCTCTTCTTAGGAAAATTTGACTGATCAGCCGTGAATAGAATTACTTCTATATTAGATTATTCTCTACTTGAAACTTCTTTAATTCATCTTGAATCATCTTCTGCATATCTTCTTTGTCAAAAGATATATTTGCAACTGGAATAACATTTACATTTGGATTAATTTCACCAAGAATAGCTTTGTCAAATGCTTCTAAAAACATTTCTGCAATTTCCTTTTCATAATCGCCACACATACCATCGTAGTTAATATCTGCAATTACTCTTGAAAAGAAATCTTTAAACTTATCAGTAATAAAATCTCGTTCGTATTCTCTTGGAATATCAATTGTTAATTTCACTATTTCACCTCACCCTACAATATCCTAACAATCTGTTCATATAAGCAAATATCTCTGTCGTTGATTGCCTTATTTATATGCATATGACCAAACAGGTGTCGCTTATATTCAGTTGCAGATTTTACTTCTTCCAAATAATTAGTCAACACATCTGATTCATACAACCATTTGCCACCCATAAGATATAATTCTGACGTAGAAGGACTATGAGTAATAATATAATCAACTACATTATTATTCTCTTTTAAAACATCTAATCCATGCTGCATTTCTTCGACTGTTGGTAATTCTTCTTTCCACCAAGACAGATCTTTGATACGATACATATATTTTCCTTGCTTATCAAGTTTCTTAGCTTCTTCTCTCCAATCTTCATCATTGTAATCGAGAATACCATCCTGAATATCATGACTTGATGCACCACCAAATGCAAAGAATTTCTTATCTTCTATAGTAAAGACCTCGCCTCGCATTAGATGTAATACATTAGATCTGACTTCATGAACCTTACCACCATGCCATTCTTTAATTGGATAACTTGCAAGCCTTTTATGATTTTCGTGATTACCGTCAACAAATACAGTTGTGAATGGTTTCTGATTTAACCAATTCAACCAATATTTTTCCTGTTTACTTTCATCATCCCTGTTCCATACAAGACCAAAATCACCAAGAATAATTACAATATTTTCATCTTTATTACCAGAAAAATCTTTCTGTTCATAGAAACTATCTTTACTTAATCTTACGGGATTTCCGTGTATATCACCTGTTACATATACTGCCATACTTCATCTCACATCCATTTCTCAATTTCACTAAATACATTACCCAATAAATTAACAATCATCAGATCCGTATCTTCATTCATTAACACTTGGATTTTCTCCCTATTGATGACAACCAAATGATTACCACTAAAATATGAAATATAATTCGCTGCTGGATAAACCTGTAATGAAGTACCACCAATAATCAACATGTCAGCATTACTGATCGCTTCAACAGCACCATTAACAGCTTCATTAGGAAGATTCTCTCCGTATAGGGTTACATCAGGTCTAATCAGCCCACCACATTCGCATTTTGGAATTGCTTCTTTGGTGTTAAACAAAAAATCAGAATGATATTCCATTTTACACTTACTACAATAATTCCTCTGAGTAGTTCCGTGAATTTCAAAGACATTCTTACTGCCAGCTTTCTGGTGAAGTCCATCAATATTCTGTGTAACGATAGCCTTCAACTTACCTATTTCTTCCATCTTAGCAAGTACCTTATGAGTAATGTTTGGTTCAATATTCCTTGTATCCATCTTCTGCCGATAGAACTCATAGAATACCTTTGGATTGTTATATAAACATTCTCTACTTAGAAGATATTCTGGGTTATATTTTTCAAATTGAATGTCATGCTGATTATACAATCCATTCTTAGATCGGAAGTCAGGAATACCACTTTCAGTAGATACACCTGCTCCACCAAAGAATACAATATTATTTGACTCTTCTATATATTCTCTTAATTTTTCGTACATAGTTTACTCTCCATTCTACTTTTTGAAGAGTTCTTCAACAACTTTTAATTTGATACTCTGACTAAATAATCTAACCATTATATTTTTCTCCTAACTTCATCCATTCTTTTGTTGTCTTAACATATTTAAGTAACTCACTTTTTTCGTTTTGATATACACCTTCAATTACCAACTGCAAAAGACAATTCAGTGTATTCCCTATTTCTTTTCCTGGTTTATATCCAATCTCAATCAGATCCTTGCCATTAACAGCTAAACCTTTCAATGAGAAACATTCATCTTTCTGTAAAACTTCCTCTAAGATATATTCGATATTGTCAATTTTCTGAAGCCTACTCTCTTGTTCTGTATAAGCTTGTGCTTTAATATCTGCTCTACGAACATTCAATAGTCTTCTAAATTGTTCTTCTCCGATCTTATTGAGCCATCTCTTGATATACTTTTCACCCACTTCAAAAGTTGCATCATGATAATAAACAAGCTGCACTACTTTTTCTCTTGTATCATTATCAAAACGAAGTCTTTTCATTATCTCATCTGTCATATCAGCACTGACTCTTCCATGTCCTTTAAAATGTCTGATACCATCTTCTCCGTCCTGATAACAATGTGGCTTTCCTATGTCGTGGAAGAACACTGCTAACGCTGTAATTAAATCTATGGGATTTAAGCCTTCTTCACAATCACAAGAATATGCTTCTACAACGTGAATTGTATGTTTCCATACATCATAGATGTGATATGGATTATTCTGTGGAAAATCAAACATATCTTTTATTTCAGGAATAAACAATGATAATACATCGCTATATAAAACCATCTGTACACTAAAATCACTTGATGCAGCGATTTTACAGAATTCACTATTTATTCTTTCGACTGATATATTCTCCAAATTCTGATACATCTTATGCAAAACATAATCTGTATTTGGTTCAAGGACAAAATTTAACTGAGAAGCAAATCTGATAGCACGTAAAATTCTCAAAGCATCTTCATCGAATCTATCTTCTGGTTTACCAACACACTGAATTTTGTGATACCTTATATCTTCCATGCCATTAAACGGATCTACAAGACCAACTTCATCATTGTATGCCATAGCATTAATTGTAAAATCTCTACGCTTTAAATCCTCTTTAAGACTTTTTGTAAAAGTCACTTTGTCTGGTCTACGATTGTCAGAATAATTACCATCAATTCTGTAAGTTGTTACCTCGTATGGTTCGCCATCAATGACAATCGTTATTGTCCCATGCTGTAAGCCAGTTTCAATAATTCTTTTGCCCTTGAATATTTCAAGCATCTCATCAGGTGTGGCAGATGTTGTAATATCATAATCGTGAATTGTTCTTTTCAGAATGCTATCACGAACACAGCCACCAACCAAGTATGCTTCATATCCTTTATCTTGAAGTGTATGAATAATCTCATTTGCACCAGATGGGATTTTAATTTTTAATTGTTTCATTCAAATTCACCTCGATTTTTGGTGTTTCAATAAACTTTGAAAGTAACCCCTCATGATAAAATGCTCTGTCACTTTCGGTTACTTCCTGTCCTAAAAAATATCTCAATACAAATGGCATCATATAATTATCTAAGCATTTAAACTCAATATTATATTCTCTATCATCTTGATAAATTTTCTTGTAATAACCATCTGTGCCTGAAATTTTATATAATGAAAATAATTCAACTCTAAATGGAATTTTAGACTTAGAATTTAATCGTTCTTTGATACATTCTTTTACAAGATTCAATGTGTGTAAATTACTTGCAGTAGTCATATCATAAACTATCTCGTCATTTGAAAATAATACTAAGCGTTCTTCTGCAACAATGTCATACAACATAGAAAAAGTCTGATCCATAAGATATTTTTCATATGTGATGTGTCTCTTAGGATTACAATTACCAAAAATAACCTGACGAATATATTTGCTATTGATGATATGTTCATTGTCAGTGAATCGAGAGATAAACTGCTCCCATGTATCTGCATTACCAAACATTCCTTTATCGTATGAATGCAAAGATGAGAAATTAGCTTTTCTCATATCTATACTAATAAAAATTTTTTCATTATTTGTTGGTTTGAAAATATCTTTATTTGGTAAATCTTTATGTGTAATGGCAAATTTATCCATATCTTCAGAATTAAATCTCTGATATGATTCAGATTCTTTTATACCGTTAATAGCTGCATCCTTTACACGATTATATTCTTCAAAGTAATCTTGTTCACAATTATATTTCTGCAATTCTGCTACAAATCTGTTCCATTTTTCAACAGTTCCATAGAATTTATCAAAAAGCTCAATTCTATCTAAAAAATATGGTTCTTGAAATAGTCGAATCGGAATATTGCAGTCCTTACAAAACCTTTCTTTTGCTCTATTAGATACTTCCATTAGATATCTCCTTTCACAATTCGTTCATTTACATACATTTTAAATTCATTAATTCTCTTGTAATCTGGCTTATCGGGTAATGATGTATTTTTCTTAGCATATTCAAAACGCTTTTCATACTCATTTAGTAAGTCATAGAATTCTGGAATAGGCTGTCTATTCTCATCTAAATATTCTCCATTTCTAATACTCATTAACAAATCATGTTCGTCTGCTCTATAAGTAATAATTTCTGCTTTTTCAAGAATATCAATACACATCATATACAAACGAATTAAGTGTGCCATATGCTTTCCAAGTTTATCATGTGCAACTGCTTTTTCATTTCGTTTACCAAACTTACTATAACTGCTAACAATAGCTTTCATTTCATTCCACATACCAGTCCAATCTCTTAATGGATAATGTTTCAAATTTGCATCCATAAAGATTTCACTGTCATATCCTTCCTGAACAGCTTTATCAATGTACAGCTTCAAATCGCTTTCGTTATGTGGATAATATCTATTTTTAAATTCATATCGAGCATTGTTAATACTTTTCAGAATGTATGCTTCATTTTCTGCCTGACCAACCAATCTTGCAGCTTTGTTCTCCATGCGTCTTAACTGTGATGACGAATAACCTCCAAAAGTATGAATACAAATCTTTGATAAAAACATCTTTCTATTGTCTAAAAGCTCTTTTCCAATATCAGACAAATGCAAATAATGTTCTGGTAGACAACCAAGTTGTTCAATTGTGTTAGGATTATTCGATGTAAGAAGCTGAATCATTTTATTAAACGAATATACTGTGGTGTCTGTATCAGTATTTACTACCTGTTCAAAATCTGTTCCAAGCAAAATATCGGACTTACCATTTAATGCAATACCTCTTACATCTAAGTCAGATCCTTCCTTATCCATTCCATATGCATAACTTCCACCAAGAGTCAGAATAATGATATTGTTACCTAAGTTCTTATCCGTTCTCAAAAAGTCATATTCTTTTGATTTTAATTTGTCCTTAATTTGCTCAATTGTCATTGTCTTAACCTCCAAAATTTCCTATGAAACGTGAATTTCTTGTCAAAATCTATCCTCAAAAACCATTAAAAATAGGGACTTTTGAGGATTCATTTTTTATAAACTCTTTGCATAAGCATCAACCTGACCACCAATCAATTTTGCAATCAATCTACACTTTGCAAGTTTAAAGCCTGTATCAATATCAAATTTATCTCCGCTACAACAAGTTGCCTCTGCTTTATAACCACAATATCTTACTTGAACCTTTTTACCATTAGTTCTAAAACTAAGAGATGTTATAGGATATACATTTCCTGTAAATGGATCATAAGCCTTTTCGCCCTTTCGGATACTCCAATCACTCCATTCTCTCTTTTCAATCTTCGCAAAATATCTCTCAAATTCATCATAAGACATGCAACCTGTTCCATAATTACACTTGAATGAAACCACACCATTGTCTACGCCAGTAACTTCAAAAATATCTCCAACCTTATCAAAATTACCAATCTTCTGTACTAACTTAATCTTGTCACCTTTAATAATCATGCCGCCTTTTCCTCCTTATTAGCAAATTTCTTGTTAAATGCATCAATAGCTCTCTGATCTTCATCTGTTACAGGATCGTTGAATCTTCTTCGAGCTTGTACAATTTTATTGTTTCTAACCTCAATCGTAACCAAACTGTCATCTGGTTTATTCTTCTTTCGTAAGAATAAGATATGACACTCACCATCAATTACTCTGTCAATATACGAAGCCACACAATTATTTTGCTGAGTTGCCTCATCCTTTATATCCTGCGTTGAATCAGGATAGATAAATATGTAATCGCCAAAGGAACATTCATACTGTTTATTTATTCTCTTTTTAAAAAGTTCTTCTGAGAATTTTTTCTTCATTCTGTTGTAATTTCTACAAGCAATTTTATGTGTAGTGAGAAAATGTCTTGGGTATTTATCAAATTTGGGACTAATCGCCTTCATCATATTCGCATAGTCATATAATTCTTTAATCACAAATCTAATATCTTCTAACGCTTCAAATGTTTTTAATTGATCAATATATAGTAAAAGTGGCTTTGCAGTATATCCATACTCTTCAATCAATTTATTAAAATAAGACCAATAGTGCCGTTCATATGTATCATTATCGTAGTCATAATTATCTGTTGACCAAATCCAATAAATATCGTCATCTGTCAAACTCATATACTCTAAATTGTATGCAATTAAATGAGCATCTGGGTTCTTTTTATAATATTCAAGTATATTATTGGACAATTTTACTTCTCGTTTCTGACATATTTTAATTAATGCTTTTGGGATTTGGTTGATTGTGTATTTGAATTTATTTTTTCCGTCTAAAATTTCATCTACACCAGCAGAAAATAATTGTTCATAGTTTGAATAAGATGGAATACGATTTAGAATTGTTCCTATATTATATATTGGATAATATTCAGACTCTTCTCTTTTCACAAAATTCAAAAATTTTGCATATTTTTCATCATCACAACAGTCAATTAACTGCTTCATCGTGAATCCTGATAACTGACTTCGTAAGTCTTTTACTGGTTTACCCTTAATACCGATTGCTTGTTTTGTAGCAAAATCATATTTCACAGTACGTCCATCTTCATAATCGAAAATGAGATACTGTTTATCTTTATATACTCTCGTTTTATGCCACTCCTTCCTAATTTATTATCTTATGAAATGAAAATTTCTTACTTCTTCACAGTCACATTAAAAATACTTCTTAAAATACAAATCACAAGCCAAATACCTGTTGCAATAGACCACTTAAATGTTAGTCCAAAACACATTGTAATCAGCTTAATAATTCCACAAGTTACGATCCAACTTAAACCATAACATGCAGCCAAAATCAAAATTACAACAATTGCTGTTGCTCCACCTTTTGCCAATTTATTCTTTAAGTTACTCATCTATTTTCTCCTTTTCAAATAGTCCTTTTATAAATCTTTTCAAAAATCCTTCTTCTGATTTTATTTTTATAAGACTAACACCGTATATGGAAACTTCATTCAATTCATAAAGCAATTTATTTAACTCAGAAGTGTCTTTTATTTTGATTTTAATTTCAGGATATATATCAAACTGTTTTCGTTTTGTTTTGAGTATTGTTACATTATTCTTGGATAAAATACCAAAAACATCCTTGCCATCCTGCATACAATCTGTATATTTAAGTATTGCAATCATCTATGAGTTTTCTCCTTTCAACCATTTGAAACCGAATTTTCTTTCTGCATTGATAATTATTCTGCATAAACCTTTTTAAACAACTTAATTGGATACTCGTCTACATCTCCAAATTCCTTATATGCATGTTCTTCTCCAAACCACACAATTTCTATATTATTTGAATTTCTATTAGATACTCTTATAAAATGAGCTTTTTTACCCCTTTTATAAAAACTTATATCTTCTATAAGTTCTATAGTATCTCCTGTTTTCATTACATTTCACCTCCATTTGAAAGAGAAATTTACTGTTAATTATTCTCTACTAAATTTATTATCATTTTCAAAACTGCAACCGTACAATATATTCCATAACAAATCCAATAGGCTACACCTGCCTTTATAGCAGCTCCAACCATTGCAAATAATACAATACTCATATTTCACCTCATAATCTAAAAATTTTTTATATAAAACAGAAACCATACTCACAAAGAATATAAGAATTGCCAGACTCAGCTATGTATTTGATTGAATAATCGGACGTTTTCTGATTTCTGTTGCTAACAAGTTTTTATACAGCCATTTTCTGTACAAAATTATCAAAACTGTTTTTCATATATGTAAAGTTTGTTTTCTGTGAAGGACTAAAATTTGTCTGATTCTTATACTTCTGAATCCACTTTTCAAATTCTTCGTCCTGCTCTTTCGTACAAGCATAAGCCATAATAGCAATTACAGCATTTTCACACTGTTGATATACAGGCTCGTCCACCTTTACGCAATCTTCAACCATATCTCTGTAAAACTCAATGTCCTCTTCTGTAGCGTCAGGATTTGCATTTTCTTGAACAAAAGAAAGAGTTGTTTCTTCTGGATTATCTTGCTCATTTTCTTCTATATTGTCATTCTCTACTTCTGTGCTACTTGTTTCTGTTGTATCAATATGTAAAAATTCATTCATCAGTGTTTCAAGAATATGCAATTTGTCTGAAATAACACTCTTATCTTTTGTACTGCCATGCTCGTCCACTGTATCGAAATACTTCCCATCAATATCTTTTTCTCTTAATCCATTAACAAAGGCATTTAGAAAATCAGCAAATTTACTATCCTCTAATCCAAGTTTCGTAAATCTATTAAAAAATGTCATCCAAACAAAAGTATCTTTGGTACTGAACAATTCCTTTGTTTCTTTTGTAATAATCTTTTCTAGTCTTTTTACATTGTTATCAAACACTTCAAACTCTTCATTTGTTGCATTCTCATTCAGATACTTAGCCATCCTCTTTCCGTTTTTGTTCCAATTATCAAAATGAAACATACACATAATAGATTCTGAAACTACACGTTCTAATACACCTTTATCTTTTTCAATCTCTTTAATAGTCGTACAATCAAGAAAGAATCTATCTTGAATAATTTCTCTGATTTCATCTGCGAATTTTGGAATATGTATAAATAATTGTTCATTCGCATTCATTGCAGTATGCACATTATATCTTCTCAGATATTTAGCAGCTTGTTCAACATCACACTCATGGATTACAGTTTCAACCTGGTATTCATAGAATTTCTTTTGTAACTCTTTTGGAAACTGATTGAATGTTTTATTACGAATATCAAATTCAGCATCAACCCAAACATTTTTTCCATTTTCATCTTTTTTAATCTTTTTATATGAAATAATCGGATCTTCCACAGATGATTTAATCTTATAATTGCCTTTACATAACATTTTAAATGCTGCTGTTCTACTACCACCATCAACAATAAACTTTCGACCACATTCCTCTTCTGCAAGAATAATAGGAGGAATATAATCGTCTGTTAAGATTGTCACCATTAACCCATCAATAATCGGCTTCCATTTTGGATTTCGCTGAGTACATACATTATTGCTAATATATCCTTCACTTTCATTTTCTAAATACTGATCCATCGTGTAAACTTGTCTTCTTGGTCTTGCCATTGTACATTCCTCCTATAATTTCCTACATTAATATTGATATGTTCCTGTATACTCTCATGCCATTCATACAATTATTAAATTCAGATTGTGACATATGTAAAATATCTTTTATATCTTCCTGTTTATAGCCATCCATAAATAGATGTGCTACTTCCAATTGTTCTGATGATAAATTATGTAAATATTGTTTCATTTTTTTACTTATGTCTGGTTTAAAAAATTCATCTTCCAAAGTAGTAGATGATGAAATCCTCTCCATTGTCGCCACACAATCAAGTGTAGGCGCATCAAGCGAAACATCTGGAATGAATATCACTTCTCCATTCTTACCGATTCTCGTGTTGCTTCGGCACTGACGGTTCTTATCTCTGATATAAGTAGCATAAATTCTTCGACTAAGAATATTGTAAAGAAATGTCTTAAATGAAGCTCCATTTGCATTATCCTTGTCATAATTCTTCACACTTTTATATAGAAGAAACTGCGCCAAACTGTAAATATCATCGTGATCCTTTTCACTAATCCCACCAATTTTCATAATAATTGGATCGCACAACTTCTTTAGTTTCTTCATCCCATCGCAACAATACTCATCAATTATGGCGAGTTGTTCTTTGTTAAGTTCTATTTTGTTCACTTGATACACCACCTTACATTATTTCCTGTTCATTTCCCTATGTAATACTTCTACAAAATCTAAGTCATCATCTTTGATTTTTGTGTGCTTGGTTTCTCCAAAACACTTCGGACACCTGCAAAACTTTTCATGCTTGTCCGATGAAAATGACATTATATTTTGCATTGGAATGCGACAATCTCTACAAATCATTTTTATCACCTCATTTAGAAATCGAATAACTCATTCATTACTCTTGGCTCATATTTTCTTCCATCTAATCCGTTAATCATCTTTTGTAATTCATCACTGACAGATTCAGATATTTTCTTTCCAAGAATAATACTAAGAACATCCAACTCATTTTTAATACTTCGTCTCTTTATTCTCCGATCCTTGATCATTTTGTATGCTTTATAACCCTGAGCTGCATTTAAGTTGCAAAATTCTATGTAATGATTAATATCGCAAAGTTCCTTATCAACTTCACTTAACTGATTAATCAATTCTTCTTTTCTATGTAATGCTTCAGCAGCAAGTCCATTCAAACCAGATACCTTATCTACCCAATATTGGATATTTTCTGCAACCGACACCGTTTCTGTATTCTCTTGTACTTCCGCATGTGTAATTTGCTTTACCAACTTTGGAGGCTTATCAATCTTCTCGATATGAAAGACCGATTTCAATGCCTTCGGCAAATTGTTTTGATACACCGAATTAACTTCCTTATTACCAAATACATCAGCCAGCGGTTCGCAAGATGTGGGAACAAATTTCCCATTTTTATCTTTCATAATCCAACGAGAACCATCTGTAATAACATATTGTGCCAATATTATCACTCCTCTTTCTTTTTTGATTTAGTGTAAAATTATATAACAGGACTAGCTGGATTCGAACCAGCGAATGCAGGAGTCAAAGTCCTGTGCCTTACCGCTTGGCGATAGTCCTATAATTTTCTTAATTAAAATTGTAAAATATGAAATATTTAGCAGAAATGCTTGATTGTTTAAAAACTTGACTTTCTAATAAAATCTATGTACAATAATATCAAGCGGAATTTAATTCTGCTATATGTGTTACTTTGCAGTCTATCAAAAGAGGTACGCCAATACCGTTTGTATTTTGTTAGACTGCAATATTTATTTTTTATAAGAATAATATAGAACATATGTTCGTATTTGTCAATTACTTTTTTTCGTACATACGTTCTTTTTATTCCTTAAATGAAAAACTCAGTGCAAAATCAAAAGGTTTTCTAATACATTCAACATTGTATTTTCTGTTTTTTTGGTATTTTATGTGATATAATTCGATTAAAACTGTTGAAAAATGCTTAATTGTTTACATGCCAAAATAGCGGCTCGCATTTTCTTCTGCAAAAGTTAATGCAACAAATTTTTCTGTTTACTAACTTTTTTGTTGCGTTAAGTTTTTCAATTAAAGCGTTCTTTTCATTCTTTGTTTGCATTATATTATATTGACTGTCCAATTTTCAGGACTTGCAAATATCATTGGAATGTTGAGGAAACTTAATATTATGCACAATAAATTCCTGCACTCCATCCAGCGAAAGCAATCCAAAGAAATCATTATCTTGATAATCAATTGTGTTTGCCTTATTTATTATTCTCTTTCCTTCGTCAACAGTTATCTGTCTTGGTCTTGTATGAATAAAGGTAATACCATTAAATGAATCTATCCATATTTTACCAGGAGCCTCATCAATTATCCTTTTTGCTACTTCCTTATCTACATACATTATGCCATTACCTCCTCAAGCTTGTAGTCTGTTCCAAAAAATAAAGAATTAAAACATACTTTATCTACCATTCTTTTATTTTTATCATCAGTAATAGTTCCAATTTTTGAGATCACTTCATCTTTTGAGATTGTTGTGATCTGCTCACCTAATGCCATAGAATATAATGTTAATCCATTATTTTCATTTGCTTGAATACATCCATGACAAGGCATGTTTGTCTTTTTAATCTTACTTGTCAAAGGCATCACTGTTATAATCGGAGCATATTTTGTACCCAATGGATTACTTACTATTACATAAGGTCTTTCATTCGTTTGTACTGAATTTCCTTCATAATTAATTTTTGCCTTTATTATGTCGTATCTCTGTAAATCCATATGTACTCCTCCTCTCTTTTGTGTTTATGTACTTTGGATTACCTTTGATAGTTTGCATTATAGCAAGTTGTCATCAACTTGTCAATAGGTTTATGTCATTTTTTAAAAATAATTGACATATAGTTTGCAACAACTTATAATCAACTTATATTAATAAAGGAGATACTTACTATGCCACAAGGAAAAATCAAAGATGAAAACACAAGGGTTATGGTAGTTCTTTCTAAAGATGTAAAAGAAAGAGCTGCAAAAATTGCAACGGCAGATGGTAGATCTCTTTCTGGTTGGATTCGTAATCTTGTAACAAATGAAGTATCTAAGTTTGACAACGACACCAATAAATAGTGTCGTTTACATATTCTCCAAAACGCTTGCGGATCTACTAGCTCCTGAATCATACACATTATTCATCATTGCGTTTGACTTCCATCTGCCTTGTTCTCTAACAAATGTAGGATCGTTTGATTCTCTTTGAAGAACTGTTGTATATTCGTGTCTCATCATGTGCGGTGTTAATTTCCCACCACTGTAGATTCTAAACATTGCTTTGATGTTATCTTCATTCATACGCTTTCCATTTTTATTAAGAAATAATGCATCTTTGTCAATAATAAAATCAAGTGTATTTCTGTATTCAATCCATTCGGTTAAAGCTGAAATTGCATCTTTTGTTAAATAAACAATATCTTTAGCTTCATCTGAATAATCATAAGTTCCTTTACTTGTTACAAGCGAATACGGTCTTACATGATATGCATCTATAAATTTTTCATCTAAATATATATCCCCTAAATCAAGATTTGCTAACTCTGACTCTCTTAAACCAGTACCACGCAAAACTCTAAGGACACACATATTTCTAATTCTAATGAACTCATCTGGTTTATGGTTTATTTTTTCAATCATCTCCTGGATATCTTCATACAAAGGCATTTTCTGCATTTTCATACGATTTGTCTTTACTGCTTTATATTCATTTGATTTGATTAACTGTATTATATTGTCCTTGCAATAATGACGATCTTTCATCCACTGCCAGAAACTACTCAACTGGTTTTTCTTTGTGACTAATGTACTAAGTTTAATTCCAGTCTCCTTTAAATAATCTAAATATCTAATAATTTTTGAATCCGTTACCTTATCTAATATTTCAGGTGAAATATCAGATATTGATTTACATTCAATATATTTCTTTTCAATTAACCAATTCAATGTGTTACGAATAGTTGTCCAATAATTTATTCTTGCTGCTCTGCTCGAAATAGATAAAAAATAATCTTGAATAAAATCAGGAACATTCTCGTTTCTCAACATTTTGTTTAACTTCTCTTCGTTTCGCTTTTGAACTTCTGCTTTATAACACATGTTCATCAACCACCTTTCTATCATTATTATTCTCCATTTTATCTGTATAATAGCATGATCTAATTTGTTGAGCCATTTCATATACTTCCAAATAATCATCACACCATCGAATTTCTAAATTTTTTGTAATTTCGTTACATTGCAAACAAAATAGATCCTTGCAATGAAATTTTTCTCTCTGATGTCCATATCTCTGTATGCCAGATCCTATATAATTCTCTCCTAAATGTTTACAACATATAAATCTTGACACTCTTTTTGGATTTCCCATATTCATTTTTCGTCACCTCATTTTTCTGTATTAAAAAAGAAGCGATTAATTTTCGCTTCTAATACTTATTTCTGTATTTGATTTGCTTTCAGCAAGAAAGCAATTTTTCTTTTGAATTATCCAACAAAAATTCCTAATTCATAATTATTGAAAATATCAAATTCTTCTTTTGATAACTCTGTATAATATTTATTTGAGAATTTGATTTTACCATCAATAAAAGCATTAATGGCATAAATACGTTTTCTTCCTTCTACCACCACATATTTTTCTGTGACAGCAATATTACCAATACTAATATTAGATATAATATCTTTGATAACATTTTCTAATTCAGTTGTATTATAGTTTGCAATATTGACATCACGGATATCAATTTTCTCTTTTAAATTCTCCATATACCATTTCATTGTTACATAATTAATTCCTTTATTAAGTGTAAACATACAATTACCTCCATTTTTCAATAATTTCTAATATATTATATGACTAATCAATCCAAAAAATCCATTTGAAATCGTCATTTCTTAATGCCAAATTTCTTTAGTTCCATCTTTATACAATAATCTGTGTATTCCGATACCGTCATCTGTTCTCCATTTACAATATAATATACATAACCTGCACCAGACTGTTTATTGCCATATCCAAGAGAATCAAGTCTACTATATACATTATGTATAATAACCTCTCGTAAGCTCTCTTCTGTTATCATTATATCACCTCTTTCAATCTTCCCAATAAATCATTCATTCATTATATTGTGGGCGATAGGACTTGAACCTATTCTTACTTTTGTCAGCCTGATTACTGATTTACGAGACTTGAACTCGTTTGCTTTCGTCAAAGCAGCCCCTATATTAGCTACCCACATAATAAAAACAATCTTTTACAACACTTTAAATTTACACATCGCAAATTCAAAAATTGTTCCTTCAGATAATTTACCGGGATTATCCCAGTTTCTAAATCTGCATAATATTGGCTGCCATATTCCCACATTTTCTTCTACTCTATAAATACGTCCAAGTGTAAAATTTCCATTATCACTTGAATTATCAATGCATTTGCACTGCATATATAATCATCTCCATTCTTTCATCTTGTCACTAAACTTTTAATATCTTGCCAAAGCAAACATTCTGCATTAATGACTTCATAATGTTATTCTCTTTTCTAATGTAACAGTAAACTTAGATTTTATGGGCTTTTACATAATCCCAAGTCACAATTTCTGGAAGTTCATTACATTTAAAAATTGTGACATTTTTGCAACATTGTCTAATCAATTCATTTGCCTTGATTTTACATTTCTTTAAATCATTTCCGAAGTCACTTATAATCCACGGTTCTATCTTAGAAAATCCATTGTCATTTTTATCGTTATAAGCAACCGAATATATTTCATTTTTCATAGCTGTATTCTCCATTCCACATGAAAACTTGGATTCATTGGAAATTATTTTCCATTCGTTACCATAAGTAACTTGCTATAAACCTCAACCTCTATCTAATCTCTTTCGATTTTAGACTACCTTTATTATTATACACTACTTCTTTTGACTTGAGAAGTATAGAACAAGCTGAATGCTTCTTGTCAGCACTCATGATATGTATTGCTTAGTTCTCTTCGTAAATCCAATTCTGAATAAATCTCATTGCATCATCAAAGTAAATAGGATTCAGATCCTTGTATGAACTGCCACATCCAAATTTACTCTTCAAGCCATTCCAAAGATTAATAAAATAGCTTTTCGAATTTGCTTTATATTCTTTAGAATGTGCTCCACCGAGTAAATTATTAATTCTGTCCTTTGCAGCTTTATAAATTCTCTGCTGCTGTCTTGTAGTTAATGTCATATTATCTACAACCTGATTTAACTTTTCTGTCTGCTCACCTAACATATTTTCCATATTGTTAATCTGAGCATACACAACTTTCATATTACATCCCATATCTTCAAGCATTGTTTCTACCTTATTAGATTGAGTTGCAACATAACCACCTGTCTTTCGGATTGATGGAAGAACCTCTGATGTTACCCATCTTTTAAACTGCTTTGCTGAATCTAATTTGCTTCCAAAAATCAACGAATATAAACCAGACTCATTAACAAATGTCATTCCTCTATTTGGGATGCTTAATTTATCAATATTTTCTAAGGTGGCAAAACGCCCCTTTTGAAATACCTCTTTATCTTCAGTATAAACATGCTTTTTCAATGCATCTTTTGGATCGGAGTAACCAAGTGCAATCGCAATATCTTTTCCAATAAACCAAGGTTCTCCATCAATCACAATAGTTCTAATCTGTCCGAAATTTTCATTGTTAAAAATTTCAATTTCATTTCTTGTTTCTAATACTTCTTTCATATCGTATCTTCCTTTCTTATATAAATTTGTTGATAATGTTCTAATGTTTTATTCTCCATTTTGCTCGCACATTATCGAGAGTATTTCAACTCCCTCACGACAGCTTTTACAGATAGCCGATCTGCTATTCAGTTTTCAAGGTGCAATTCTTTTGGAAAATTGACTTGAAATAGTCCAGAAAGTACGATAGAATATAATTGACTTTGAACTAAGTTCAAATTGGGTGGAATGGCAACTTCTAAACTTTTGTCGGTGTAGGGTTGCTATTCTTATTTTCCAACAGTTTTTCAATTGATAGACCAAACAAATTTTGTAATTGAATGGCTACTTTTAGTGATGGACTTCTATTCTGATTCTCAATGTTTGAATATGCAGATTTTGTAATACTAATTTTATCTGCCACATATTGTTGAGTCCATTTATTTTCCAAACGGATTTGTTTTAGCTGGTTCATAATTATCTCCTTTCCAGTTATGTATTCCGTTTGAATACATCATTATTGTATTCTATTTGAATACTTATGTCAAGAGGTGATGTTATGTTTTTCTTCTTTTTTCCAAGTTTTTCTGAAAGACTAAAGGAATTGAGAACTTCTAATGGTCTTACTATGGAGCAGCTTGGTAAAGAAATTGAATCTACAAGAGGAACTATTGGTAATTTTGAGAATGGAAACAAAAAACCAAGTCTTGATATGCTGATTAAACTCGCTGATTACTTTGATGTTTCTATTGACTATCTTGTTGGACGCACAGATGATCCAAAATTACATCAAAAAGAGGACTGATATATCTTCAGTCCTCGTTCCCTTTTTTCCAATGAATCTATTATTTAATACCGTAATTCTTTTACAATTTTACCAGTTTCCATTTAATTGACTTATTCTATATTTTAATATATACATCAATTCCTTCATTTTACATAACATCATTCAGTAACTCAATAATATCTTTTGAGCACATTTCCACCCCTGCTTATTCAGTTTATAATAACCTTTTAGTTTAATTATTTTTTCATATGATTTTGATAATCTGAACCATATTTTGTTTTATAATAGTTTTCTATTATCTCATCTGCCTTATTACCTACCGTTCCCCAATATTTTCTAACATCTGCTTCATATGCCTCATCTGCTAATTTATCAGTTAACTTCGTTAATTGGTTATATACTTCCATATTTGGAACAAGACTAAAAGTTGGTGATACTCCAGCAGACTTGATTTTATTATATTCTTCTTCTGTAATAATTACACCGAAATCATTAGGTGATGACATGTTATATGCACACTGTCCATATTTATTAATCATATCATCATGTACATAAAATTTTCTACATTCTTTGCTATACTGATCTCGGAATATACAAGCAATAACCTTCCCTGTTGCAATTTCAGTTGTTACAAATTTATTAAATCTAGGGTCATAATTTTCGTAAACAGGGTATCCATATTCAATTGCATTTCTTTTATTGTCATTTGACATATCTCTTTTCCATTTTGATCTATCATCATAATCGTCATGATATACTATTCCACTATTAACACCAATAGTCTGATGATGCTCTTGGTTATTTTTGTCATATTGTGTACTTCTATAAACTTTTTCATGATTTATATAATCCTGACCCTTTCGATCAAAATATGTTATATTTCCATTTTTGTCAAATTTTGCACTTTCTTTCTTTATCTGATAATTTTCTACACCACAATGAATTCCACTAATTCCCAAAGCTCCCAAAAATAATAATGAACCTAACATATTATCTACCTCCGTTTTCATTTTTTTTTATTATATCATAAATTTCTATTTAATAATATACAGTAGCTCCCGATTCAATAGATTTATTTACTTTTGAAAAAATCACATCTTGTTTCTGTGTGAAAATCTTCTTCTGTCAAATCGTATTCTTTCTTGCAATCTCCCGAATTAGGATAGCACTTCATTTTATCATAATTTGCATGAACACATTGTCTACACCCTGCACATCTTTTTCCTTTAAAATCTTCACTTAACATTTTTATACCTCGCTTTCACTTCAAATTTTCGATTCAAACTTCTTTGCCTTTTATGGCTCCAACCATTTTCCGACCACAATTAGGACAGTATGGTGTATCCATACAACCGTAAGATACTTTGCATTTCGAGCATTTGCATTGCTTTATTCCTTTTTCTCTCCAATAAATCCATTTTGCTTTTCTTCTAAACATTTTTATCTACTCTCCTCTAAACTCAGTAAATCATCGTTTCATTGGCATATACATAGGTGGCTCATCAACAGATTTTTCTGATTCAAAGAAAGTAACTCCATCTCTAATAATTGGTGCATTTTCTAACGATAAGATTTCTTTTATAAAATCATCTTTTGAACAATTCCACATATCAATAAGTTCTCCACCGTATTCAGCTAATGGGTCAACTTGATAACCAATTTGCCCATCGTCACATAAGAATATATAAATATCCCCAGCGTTAATGCGAATCCAATCTGCATCAGTACCACCAACCAAAGGACTTTCAATTTCTGCAAACTTTTGTGCGTACTCTTGTATTTCTTTCGATTTATTATTTTCCACAATATCTTCTGCTATTGCGTTGCAATAATTAAACCATTTTATTAAATTTTCTTTTAGCATATTTATTTTCCTCCAATCTTGCCTTGAAACTCTTGTTTATTCAGTTATGATCATTCCATCTAAATCTTTTTCATAACCAAACATTTCCCTGTAACCACCATTAGGTAACTCATATTTGAACCATAGGAGATTACCAATTATTTTTGTAATTTCAATTTCTCTTCTAACGAAACTATTTAGTAGAAAACCAGTTCTCATTTCTATCATAAATTTATCGCCTATTTTATACTTCATAAACAATCACTCCAATCCATTTTCTTTTTCATATTTATCTACAAGTTCTGCAATGCTTTCTTCATATTCAGTTTCTCTTTCAGAAAACAAACATGCGCCAAATAAATATCCAACAAAATGATTTTCTACGTTATAATCTGCATTGTTTAGCAGAATAAATATCATATCACTTGTCTTTCGTGGCGAAACACCAATTGTCACACCTTCGAGAATATCATACTCAATTCCATTCTCGCTTATAAATTTGTATCCATCCTCTGTTAGTTGTAACATTTCTATTCATCCTTCCAATCTAATTCGTTATCACAATCCACTATTGCAGGAATTATATAATTACTTGGTGTTGCTCCATCTGAACAACTGCAATACATTCCATGCCAATGTACTGTGATATTATGTCCATAAACATCGTTCTCTTCACTATTTGTCTCAAACATTTCGTTCACTGCCATATCGTGCATTTTAACAAAATCTGAACGAGAAACTTTAATATCCGTTGTATTGCCTTTACCAGTCAACTGTAACATTGCTTTTCGTAGCATTTCATTTGACTTTTCAAGTTCCTCTATTTTATTTTTTGTTGCATTTAAGCTTTGATATTCGCTAAGAGTCATCATAACCATTCCATTTTCTGTTACCATACTTACACCTCCATTTCTTTCTGAAAATCTTCTGCAAGTTGTTCAATTACATTTAATACTTCCTTTTTATTTTTACATTTAAATTCAACTGAGTATCCATTCCTTGCTGTAAATATTTTATACATATGCTCACTTCCAAATGGATGCCCACACTGTACTCCAAAATATAATTGATCACGAATTAAATCATCTGAATCTTCTCCGTTTTCCATTATTGGTTCAAATCTAAAATCATCATACAATGGATAAGAGCAAGGACAATTATTTTTAAACCATACTCTAAAATTATCAAGAATGTAATCACTCTTAATATCCTTTATAATGTTTCCCATCTTCTTTAATCTTCCAGCCAACGCATCATCTGAACAAAACCAATCATACCAACCTGCATTACACTGAACTGCTCTGTTTTTAGACTCAAACTCTTTATTATTAAATTTATTTACCCATTCTCTTACTGTAATATTTTCCATGCTCATTCCTCCAATCTTAAAATGAAATTGCTAATTCTTTATGCCTCTATAACTTCCCAAGTCCATTCATATTCTCCATCGTGAGATGAAAGATATGCTGAACCATCATCACTTATTGTAAAATCGACCTGCTCTTTTCCTTCTTCGTCAGAATTATTCATTTCTTCCTCGTAAGTATTCTGTGCATCTTTTTCAAGAAATGCGTATGCATCATCCTCATTTTCAAATGCATCATGGCTTGCAATTTCTTTATTGTGAACCGAATAACAAATTACTACATATTTTTTCATAATTATCACCTTTTACCTTTCTATGAAAGTACTCTTTCATTTGGTTATTCAACCGACCAGTTACCTACTTTGTTTCCGTTAATATCCATGATGTAACCACTATCACATCCATTTGTAATTAACTGTGCAATATCTGTTAAGTTTCTCTTCAACTCATATCTACCTTCATATGTAAGTACATCATCATCACTATAAGCTGCACCACCTGTTTTAATTTCAATTTTCAACATAATGTTTTACCTCCTTATACCCAAGCTGGTTTTACCTTTGTTTCAGGTAAACTTTCTAACCATTTAATTATTTCATCAGGTACATCTTCCATTTTCCATGCAGTTCCATATTTATAACCACATACAGGGCAAGGTCTACTAAGAAAACCTAACTCATGATCTTTATATGAAATCCAACCTCTTGTTTTATATTCTGTGTTTGAGTGTCCTAAACAATCTTTTTCTTTTAATTCATACGCATCTTTATATAACTTTCCACATTTATTTTCTATGTCTTCGTCATTATAAATATCAATAGAATATTTCATATTTGCATATGCAATTTCATCTTTTGTTAGATAAAATGGTTCTCCATTTCTCAGACACTCTAATGCTCTGTTCTCAGCTTCTTTCTTTTTCTGAGAGGCTTCTCTTGTAAGTGTCCATTTTTCAATTTTCACTTTATCCTGTGTATGTTTAACCCACCCAAGCTCCTCCATATGTGGACAATATGGACGCATATCATTTAAGTGCCATCTGTCCCAAATATCACATAATTTATTAAGCATTTCTGTTGTCCATTCATCTGTAGGAATTCCATTTCTGATTTCATCTACGCACTGACCAGCAGAGCCAAGGCAATCTCCATTTGATAATGGTGCAACCACACCACTAATACTTAACTTTGAATTATTGTATTCAATTTTTACAAATGCATTTTTATCTGCTTCTTTTCCCGATCTTGTATATACCTTACATTTACATGGGTTAAGAATCTTACGCATAATAATTTCCTCCTTACTTTCTAATCTCTTTTAACATATTTGCCTTGCACAACATCAGATTTTCTTTCATCTCTTCAATTCGCATATCAAGAAAATCCTTTAACTCTTTATCAAATTGTGCTTCTGTGACATTGTGACCACAATTTGCAACTATTACATCCATGATTTCTCTATATGTAAAACCATTGAATAATGTGTCATTCTCATGTATAGGTAAGTTATAAGTAAACTCTTTTCCATTCCGTAAATCCTTTTCAGGATCATATAACCATTTGCTCATAATTCGTTTCCTCCTTAATTTATTCAATCTCTAAACTGTTCCACCATGCTTTGCCTCCACCTTCAATTCCATAGAAGCCAATAAAAGCATTGATATGTCTCATTGTCGTTGCTGAATACCCATTCCACAATCTCTGAAAAACTCCATTATGTATTCTGCAAACGACTGTATTGTAGCTTGTCAGCTCAATGTCTCCATTGTCTAACTCTGTTACTTTCGCTTTTCCGTAAAATGATTTTCGTATATTATTTACTACAGGTAAATCAAATTGTTTCATGTTCATTCCTCACTTTCTTGTAATAAAATAGGCAGCTAGGTATTTATTCTCCTAACTGCCTTTGCGTTATTTAACATATATTTCAAAATTGTTTGCATCTTCATTCGGATAATTCTGTTTTATCCAATGTTCTGCATTTGCTTTCGCTTCTTCATAACTCGTGAAAAATCTTTGTGTGTGTCGTACTACGATTCTGCCTTTATCACAATTATGATAGATAATATACTCTAAGTAATTCATTTCGTCTCCTTTATAAATTTATTGCTTTTCCGTTCTCATCATATTCAATCGGTACAATATGAACTGCATACCCAATTTCTTTTTCTTTGTCGTAAATCTCCATTGTGCCACCTGCACAAAATTCAAATGAGAACCGCTTGTCATCCGATTCAAGTAATTTAATCAAATGATCCGTGAGTTCATTTAAGTTCCGTGCGTCCTCTTTTGACTTTTCAATGTTTGTCATTTCGCTTCACTCCTTATTTAATTTCTTCAAAAGGTTTTATATTTTTGATTCGTTCATCATAAATCAACGTATAACCATTATAATAAAATCTTTCTCTTTCGTCTGGTTTTGTCCATGTTATCGTTTCTGTTCTCAAACCATCACAGGGAGAAGTTTTAATATCTGCCATCGTTGTTCCATTTAATTCATAAATTCGTACTGCTATTGCATAAGGTTTATTTTCCATTGATTTTTTGCCTCCAATCATACCAAGAAATCTTAGTTTCATCAGTCATAATCGTAGTCGTTATAGTCACAATCTACACAAAATGTACAACTGATGCCTGCTCCAAAATTTGTAACCAAAATACCACCACACTCAGGGCATTTTCCGTTGTTCGGATATATATCTTCTGTAAATCCTTCGGTTTTCCCTAACTTTATTTCATTTTTCCTTTTATGCTTCATAAATACTCCTTTCCCAAGTAAATGCAAATTTCTTAGTTACCTAATTCATTTTTATATTTCTCTTTTGCCTCCAGTATGGTTCTTCTAAGTTCTTCTATGCCTTCAATGTTATTGGAACACATAATATATGCGTTTTCCATCATATTTATGGCATGTACTGTACTACTGCTAAACCCAAACAAAACAGAGTTTTTATACTCTTGTATTGCTGTCTTTATAACTAACTCTTTATGTGTATCTCTCATACAATGACCTTCCTTTCCAAGGAAACACGCATTTGCTATTCTATAATCAGCTTTATTCGTCAATCTCGTCTGGATAGACTATGACTCCATGTTTACCATTGATTTTCGTTTCATAGCAATATACATTATCTGTTTCCTTACTATCCACCATTTCATATATAACCCTTTCAATAGTGCCGATAGCACCACCATAAGTTCTTACTCTTACTTCATCCATTTCTGTAAATCCCATATCTATTCCTCCTTTTTCAAAACAAATATCCATTTACTTATTAAAACCTCATCCATGAACATTGTGTCTAAATAATGAGCAAGGATGTTAAACTCATTTGAGTTCTGTAATTTCTCAAATAGTTCTACAACATGCTCTTTTTCGTTTTGGATATCTTCTGCACTGTCTGAAAAATCTCTGTTAAATTCAAGCAACTTCTCTGCCATTTGCATTGGTGTATATTCATATTCGTATTCGCCTACTTCCGTTTTCCTTCTAAAGTAGCCAAGTGCTTCCTGTAAACACTTTACTTTTTGCTCTTTATCATTCCAATAGCAAAAATAATTTCCATGTACCCACTGCTGATCTTCAGGTTGCGTTGGATTGTAACCACTAACAATCGCATACTGTGTATCACTTTCGCTTTGTAGTAGAGCATAATTATCTTTCCGTAAAATCTCAATCCATTTCATGTTTTACATCTCCTGTCTTATTCAATGTTACTTTCATAACACTGTAATTCTTCAATATTTCCAATCATGTCCTCAAGCTGCTGAAGATGCCCTTTTATAGACTCCACATCTGCACCTAATCTGTCTACGATTTCTTCTAAATCTGCATTCTCACTTGTGTCATAATAATTCCGTGTTGCAGATGTTAATGATTCTGATATACTGTTTAATCTTTCTAATGTTTCTACTTTTCGTTCAGTAAAATTTTCTCTTGTCATATTACTTTGCCTCCACTAAATTATTCTCTTTTATTAATCGTTCTTTTACCATTTTGTTTAAATCCTTATTTACTACAATCGTTTTATGAGTTGTCCGATTCATATAAATAAAATGACTTCCTTTACACCGTGCGAACCTGTAACCGTTCTTATATAAAATAGGCTCAAATTCTCTTAACTGTTTTGTTTTTCTGTATGCCATAATTATCAATCCTTTCCTTATTATATGTGACCGTATAGCCGTTATCGCAGCTT